ACACAAGTAAGCTGTATCCTCACCAGCGGAAAGAATCGGGGTCAACTGGCCAAACATAGCGGCAGCGCTGAAGTCAAACGCTGGAACCATATCGTGTTTGAGGTGGTCGTAACGATGTACGATTTGAGGGATAAATACACGCGGGGCGTTCATGCTTTCTCGTTCCTTTCTAGTTATATACTCTGCTGCTGTAGACGTATTATGCCTGAGTTTCTTAGGCTCAGGCGCTTTATTTCTGGACTTATTTGCTATCGATAACGTAATCGGCCACGGCAGTCTTCGCGGCGAGTGATCGAATGATTTCTTCATCAATCGAATCTTCAGCCACTAAGTCGTAATACGTAACTGTCCCTTTCGTACCGATTCGGTGATTACGGTCTTCCGATTGCTTGCGAAGTTCATTATCGTGACTGCAAGAGTAGTACACGGCTGTCTCTGCTGCGGTAAGCGTAATGCCGATGCCAGCCGCCGCCGCGTGGCCGACGAATGCCGTTATCTTGCCCGCCTGGAAGTCATCGATAGCCTGCTCGCGGTCTTCGCGGGAAGTCGCGCCGTAGTACGCCACTGCGCTTATCCCAGCATCGGAAAGAGCTTCCATGATCTGGCGTATCTCTTCGGCGAACATGGCCCAGATGATAATCTGCCCATCCACGATATCGAAAAGCTCTTTCAGCGCTGCCATGCGCGGGTTATCTTCCGGCCCCATAAGCTGCGGTTCGCCATAGATATTGATGAAGCCCGACGTTACCTGTTTAAGCTTCGTGCGGGTGGCGATTGCTTCGAAACTTAAATCGTCTCCGTCGTGCTCGTAGTGATAGTCCTCCTTAAGCTTATCATAAACGGCCCGTTGCTTACTCGTCATTTCGAAGTAAATCGCCTTATAGACCTTCGGCGGCAAGTCCAGGCAATCCGCCTTGCGCACGCGGAAAGAGTGAGGGGCTATCAGGTCGCGCAGCTGGTCTAGGTTTCTCCACATAGGGTTGCCAGCGTCGTCCTCCTGCACCAGCTGCGCGTGAGCTCCCTTACCCCCTACCTTGCGCATGAGGGCTTGCATCTGCGGCGAGTCCTTATCGTGCAGCACGGCATATTGCACCACGAATGCCCGGTAACTATACGTGCCTAAAATGCCTTCTTTAAGGAAGTCGTACTGGCTGTAAAGATCGGTAGGGGCTTTCGGCATCGGCGTACCGGTAAGGATGCGCCGCGCCACGCAGAAACGGCCCAGTGCGATAACTTTCTGGGTTCGCTTTGCGTTCGGGTTTTTAATGCGCGTCGATTCGTCCACCACTCCGATGCAACGGAAGCTCTGGACGAACTCTTCGGCGGCGTTGTAGCCCCCAGGAGAGTTTGTGGCCTCCACGTTAATGGCAAAGACGCGCAAAGGCTCACGACCATCTGGAAATTTCTTTTCCATGAAATTTCGCAGTTCTGCAATTGCCTTTTTACTCGTCGGCTTGCCGCGCCAAACGTACATCAAGACCGGCACAGAAATGTGCGTCGGAATCTCGCGGCGAACCCAGTTCGTATGCACCCCGTTAGGTGCGATGACCATAAGCGCGTTAATCTTATTCGCCAGAAAAGCCCTCTCAGTATCGGCAATTGTGATCCAGGTCTTGCCAGTTCCCTGTTCGGCCAGCAGGGCGAAATTGCGCTTTCCCTCCATGGCCACAAGCGCTTTCTTCTGGTGCTGCATAGGGTTGGTCTTCATGCCAATTGCTCCAGATATTTCACGATATTTTCCAGACCTTTAACGACTGCGCAATACTCAAAGTGAGCACGCGTAAACTCTTTCACAGGGATGCCCTTAGAGTCGTGAGGCGACATCAGGAACCATTCCGAAGTTCCGACACGCAGCAGCACGAAGCCATTACCCTTCCACGTGTTCGACCATTCTTTCAGGAACGGAATCTGGCCGCGCTCAAACTTAGATTTCAGCGGCATGGTATTTTCACGGATAGGCCATTCTTCCAGCGCTTTTAATTCCAGCCAGAAGACCGTGCCGCGACGGTTAATCGCAAGAATATCGGACATACCAGCAGTAAGCTGGTTTTCCACTAGCCACGATCTGAATAAGCCCTCTGAGGCCTTACGGAATGCGTCACGCGCTTTTGTTTCTCTTGGGTTGGCCATCTTATGCAATCCTTTTAATTTTTTTTACAATCATCATATCAATTCCATCGATCTTCCAGCCGCGAATCAGGAACCACGAACCCATAGGGGCTGTTTCCGCGATATCTAAGCCCATTTCCATATACAGATTCGGACGTATACGGAACCTGAAAGCACCGTCCGTGGAGTCGTCCAGCATCATCAAATCGATGAACTGCGACTGCCCCTTAAACATCGTTCCGCCTCGCTTCTTAACTCGGATAGGCTCGTTCTCGTCAGCCAAAACCTTCTTCACCAGCTTGCCGATACACAGGCAATTTTCGCGGCCATTAACAGTCTTCATACCGACGATATCTGAGCCGTCCAGGACGCCAGCCAAGCGAGGGTTTTTATAGTAATGCCCCCACTTCGTATGGGCTTCTGCTAGGTCTGAAAACTGCACTTCGGCGGTGGCAAGTCGCTCCCGGTCTTTATCCGTAAGCAGTCCTGCGGCGCGCTTCTCCACATAGGCAAGAGCCTTTGCCGGGCCGTATCCCTTCGCATTCAAGATGCCGCCGATTAGACGACCATCAGCCACCTTCCAGTTAAGGTCGGAAAACTCAGGATCGATAGGCGTGTATTCTACGCCCTCCTTTGCCAGCTCACGAAGGATTGCGATGGTCTGGTCATCGTCCTTTGCCGCACGTAGGCAGGCAGCAGCGAAAGGCAGCTTGTGGTAACGCTTCATCCAGCAAGTCCAGTACGTAACTACCGCATAAGAAACGGAGTGAGATTTATTGAAGCCCCACGCACCGAACGTAACCATTTCTTTCCAGATGATTCTGGCCTTGTCCTCCGGTACGCCAGAACGGATAGCCCCGTCAACGAAGTCCTCGCCCATCGTGTTAAAGAATGCCTCACCTTTGCGGCCCGAAATAGCCTTACGAATCGCCGAAGTCTTAGCCCAGTCAAACTGCCCGATTTCCTTTACCACGGACATAATTTGCTCTTGATACAAGAAAACTCCGAACGTCTCACCAAGATACTTTTCTAACTCAGGCACGTCATATGTTATGGCCTCGTCTCCGTTTGCTCTGTGGATGAACTTAACGGCCATACCGGACGACAGAGGGCCGGGCCGCGCAAGAGCCGTAATGTTATCGATCAGGCTAAAGCGATCCACAACGTGGAGCATGCGAGTGGCAGAGCGAACCGCATCACCCTCAAACTGGAAGATGCCAGAGACTTTATCGTCACCCAGAATCTTAAATACTTCGGGGTCGTCCAGCTTCAGGGCGTACAATTCTTCCGAAGATGTGACGCCGGAATCATCGATAATCCCCAGAGTACGGAGTCCCAAGGCATCGATCTTAAGCAGGTTCAAATATTCCGAATCCGGCTTATCGATCTGTGCGATTCCTTCCTCGTTGACGGTGCAGTAATCTGTAATAGCATCATTACAGACGATGATACCCGCCGCATGCACGCCAGAGTGCGAAGGGTGCAATTCCAAGTCGCCCATGCACTTAGAGGCTTCCACGTATCGCGCTGCGAATTCGCGGCCCGGTGCAGTCGTATCGAAAGTATCCTGCAAACCCTTGCCGTAACGTTCATCACCCGATGAATATTCGATCAGGGCATTGCGGACGCTCATATTATCGTGGATAGGAATGTTGAATTGCTTTCCTACCTGCGCCATAACCGATGCCGCTTTCAGGGTGTTGATATTGCCAAGCTTTGCGACGTTCGCGGCCCCGTACTTTTCTTTCAGATAATCGAAGACCATGTAACGCTTTGTATCTGCAAAGTCAATATCGATATCGGGCAAGTCGGCGCGGGTAACGTCGATAAAGCGCTGGAAAATCAGCTTGTGCGGCAGCGGGTCAACTTCCGTAATCCCCATCAGATAGCAAACCAGCGATCCTGCTGACGAGCCGCGAGCCGGGCCGACGAGCATATGCAGCTTTGCGAAGCGGATCAAGTCGGCCACTACGAAAAAGTAGGACTCAAATTTTTTGTTGGCGATCTGTTCGATTTCCTCGTGCAAACGTGCTTCATAAATTTCATCCCACGACTCGATGTGCCCTTTCGAAACGCGATACTCTTGCCCTTCGCGGCACAGCGCCATAAGGTCGCCGTCCAGGTGGATCAAAGGCGCTTTAGGCAGAGACATTCCCTGCATAGACGCCGCGATCTTGAACGCATTTGCGACACCAGCGTCGAATTCGGCACGGGTAAGCACGCATTGCAATTCGGCCCAAAGCTCGCTTAGTGTCGGAATATGGCGCATGCCTACCGAATCCCGGACTTCCCAGGCGTATGCGAAACTCTTGTCCGACTCACGCGGCATATCGTTATAGGCGGTTATGACGATGGGCTTTCCGGTCTGCCGCGCTACGTTGATGTTTATGTGCGCTTGCAGTATTGACGCCGGATTGATATCGATATAATCGTAATCGTCGGGGTGGAGCAAATCGATAGCACCACCAGGGAAGCGTATGCAGCCCTCTAGCGCCCCGAACTCGTCAGCAGTCAGCCCCTTGCCCCGGACGCACTCCGAAGACGCCGTATAGAACGCTCGCATGCAAGCGCCCAGCATCCACGCAACAGGCTTATGCTTTTCGAAGCTTTCACCGTCAGGTGCGAACGTGAGAATAGGAATTTCAGCACCAAAGATAGGCTGTACGCCTGCTTTCTTTGCGGCCTGTTCGTAGCGCGCATGCCCCCAGGTGCCCATATCCACGATTGCGGCAGTAGTGCAACCAAGTTCCGCAAGGCGTGCGAACACCTCGTCGTGCCGCCCGTAGACGTTACGGAATGAATAGCCGGTGCGGACTCGAAGCTGTGGGAAGTCTTCTGGAAAGCTCATTTCGATCCACCTTTATATGCATCATAAATGCCAAGAACTTGGCAGACTGCATGGAGTAATTTAACGTCGTCCAACGCCCTGTGCTTCTGCTCGTAAGGGCCGATAAGGCGCTCGTAAAGCTCTACCAGCTTCATGCGCCGCCCGAACTGCGGCATGGTCTGCTCTACGGTGCAGCACTCGATTGCAGGCCAATGCACGTCAGCCAGAGAAAGGCCGCGCCGCAAGAGGTCGTAATGGAGAATTGATTTATCAAAAGAAAGGTTATGGGATACTGCGACGTCTGCGCGGCTGAAGAAGTCACCGAGACGCCCTAAGTATTCCGAAATATTCGGTTTGTCGGCGAGGTCTTCGTTTGTTAGGCCGGTAATTTTGGTAATGATCGGCTCGATTTCCACTCCTGGATTCACGATGAATTCCAGTTCGAAAAGAATTTCGTTTCCGTCTGTAATGATGCCAGCGAACTCGATTGCTCGTGGCTGTAAATCTAACTCTGCATCGCGGTGACGCGTGAGACCTGTAGTCTCCCAGTCATGGGTAGCAAACAACATAGTATTGCCTTTCTATTTTGCTCTATGGGAACTGCAATTATACGGCAATAAGGCCCGGCTAGATACGTTCACCGGGCCTTATATATGGGCTAAAGAGTCTTAAACCAGTCCTCGGCCTTCTCCAGCGCCTCTGACATGCTCTTAGCCTTCACGGTAACGTCGTGCCGGATTCCTGGGTGGCTAATCGTCCAGATTCCGTTCTTGCGCTTTACGCCTTCCACGAGTCCGAAGCTGGTACTGTTTACGGTAAAGTGATCGTAATCGCCAGCGCCTCGCGGCCACGCCTTATGACTCGTGAAGTCGTGGAACCGCCGCCCTACTTTCGAATAGAGCGTGATAGCTAGAAACGGATGCGCGATTAGGTCGTGCAGGATAGCCCACAGAAGCCTTTCGTTTTCGCTCTGGCAGGCCCGGTTAGGATCGAGTTTCACAGGCGTCCGCTGCCGTCTTCGTGCGCGTCGCGTGGCTCGCTATGGTCTTCCGGGAAAGTCAAGTCTTCCAGGATCGCGGCATACACGCGCATATCTTTCAAGCTATCGCGGCTGGCATTGCCGCTGACTGCGAAGCGGGAAAGCTTGCCTACGACTTGCGAAAGAATATGATATTTCTGGTGCGCTTCGGGCGTCGTCAGGTCGATTCCTTCCGGGTACAGAATCGACATAATCGCTCCGACTTGCGCATGGTTACTTTTCCAGATCGCATTGCGCTGTTCGAACATTGCGGCATCGCCGCGCAGTGCTGCCGCAACCGGATGCACGGTAGGGGATTGCTGCGCGATGCGTTCGGCGTGCGCGTCGATATCGAACATTACGCCCGGAACTGCCACGCCGAAGACGGACGGCCCTTGCGCTGGATCGTCGTACATTCCGGCAGTATCTACTTTGCTATAGTCGATCTGGCTGACGTCGCATTGAATGGAGTCGTGAAGTTTCTTGCCAACGGGACTGCCAATATCATACTTGATTTCGTGAACCGACTTGCTAACCGACAGAGCGCCAGCCGTATGCGTTTCGGTCGTGATCGATTCGCTGGACTTCGAAGGTGCAGGGCGCGGCAGGGTTTTATAAAAGACTTTGCCGACGAATCCGATAAACTGCCCATCGTAGTCTTCCGTCTGGAACTTCGAAAGGCCGCTTGCATCTAGGATCGCGGCAGGAATTCCGATTCCGCGATACATATCGATGATGTCCTGTCGGTCATCGAATGCGCCGATAATGTGGTATCCCTCGCCCAGCGCAGCGCGTAATACCGTTTCAACATGCCGACGCTTTATTTCCACGGTATCGGTTGCATCGCCGTCCGCACGCATCAACAACGTACATTTGAATCCGTCATCCGCAGAATCCTCGCCCAGTTCGAATTCTGAACTAAGCTTATCGGCGGTTATATGGCGCCACTTTTCCGGGCGAGCGGTAATAAACACCGGGTAAATATTGGTTGCCAAGCAGGCTCGCAGGACTTCCGCGCCGACTGGCAGGATACCATCGCCGCCGCTATTGCTGTGGTAGCGGTCATAACGTTCGTCGCCGTGCGGCTTAGTAAGATCGAACATATGGACGCGCCACGCATCGTCAAAAAGGCATCCGTCCAGGTCAAAGATCGCGGCTCGGCGAATGATGTTCGTTTCGTTTTTAGGCAGGATTTGCATAGTGGTTTCCTTCTTTAGTTAAATGGACTTGCCGTTATTGGCAATAGGGTTATTCGTGGTCAAGTCAGTTGCCCAGAATACTTTTCGAAGTTCGTCCTTTTCGTCGCGCAAGTCCATCCACGGACGCCAGAACGTACAGCCCGGCTTATCTTCGGTCGGCATCGCATGACGCGGGAAAGCGCATTGCCCGGTGGCCACGCAAGCGACTTGCAGGAGCGAATCGGCCCACGGATGCAGTTCAAGGACGGCAGCGCGCATAAGGCGGAATACGTTCTGATACTCGCCTGCGGTACGGGTGCAAAGCCGATTCTTTGCCGTCTCGCTCAGAGTGCGCAGGTTGAACTTTGCTTGGATTTTGGTTGCCATATTCGAAGGCAGGATTGCGCGGGCGTCTTGCAGTTGAGCGCCAGCCGCGATCAGGTTCGCATAGTTGCAATTTGCGTCGGCCACGCCGTCCAGGAACAGTTCCAGCGCCCGCCCTTCCAGTCCTTCCGGCGTAATCGTTTCGCAGTCCGACATGTCCAGGGCGCGGCTAGTCTCTTGCTGGTATGCGCCGGTACGGGTTCGCACGAGTTGATGCGTAAAGTTCTTGCTGACGCCGCTGATTTCGAAAATGTAGTCCACGAATTCGAAAGGGCTTTTGATGGTGTCGAGCATGTAGCGGTAATGGTCTTGCTTTTCCGCTTCAGTCATAGTCGCAGGATCAGCGCCGCGCATACGGGCTGACTTCGTGCCGAGTAAAATGTCCAGCGCGTTCGGAGTGCTGGCGAGGATTCTGACTTGCATATTCTATGTCTTTCTAAGATGGTAAAGCATTATTATGGGGCCTGTTCACTATGGAAGCAAGCGATTAATTCCAAGCGCGACGAATGAATTTGAACACGCGCATTGCGAAGCCGTCGCGGGCAATCTGGCTGATCGTGGAATGGTATGCAGGGCCGATTACTACGGCAATACAGTCATCGCCGTATGCGGTTACTTTCTGGATACGTCGCACGGAAATGCGGCCTGAGTAGTTCGGTTCGATGCCGGGGATTCCGGGTGGAGTGTCGCCGATATATTTATGGCGTCCAGGCACGCGTGGGAGCGACGAACGGTGAGGAGCAGCAGGCATATACTCGCGCACGATAAGCACGTCACCACTTACCACGCGAACGTCGCCGGGCAGCGTTACGGTATTCTCTTTGTGCCTCAAAACGATTTCGAAGCCTGGACGGTCAACGCGCATTTCGAAAACTGCCGTCTTGCGCAATCCGTTCTTTGCGTCGTCCATGCTATGGATTGATATTGGTTCGGTTTTCATAATTTAAGTTCTTTCGCAATTCGGTTCATCATTATGACTGCCTGCGCCAAACTATAGCAGCGCGGCCCTACCATACCGCCAGACACTCGGTTAGGTTCGCCATCGCGCCAGTAAATGCGGTCAATACGCAAGCCCCAGTTTGTAGGATTATATCTGATAACTTCGCCGATGGATACTAAATCGGATCGAACCAGATCATATATTTTCCCGCCATACTTGCGGCGCTTCGAACGGATCGCGCCTGGCATTATTTCCGCCCGCGAATCGAAAGATTGCGGTGATAGTTCGAAGATTGCATAAGTCGGTCAACCTTGCCGATATCGCTTACAACGTCGTCCAGCAGGATATTGCGCCACGTGGCAAAGCGGCCCAGGCTGAAGACGTTATGCGTGTTAGTCAACTCGTACAGAATAGCCTCGCGCTGGTCTCGCGGCAAGTCGGTAATCTTGCCCAGCTTTTGCGATACCGAAGGAAGAACATGCAAGTCCATAAACATATCGCCGATGCCGAACGATTGCAGTACGCGAATCAATTCTTCATCGCGGGTTTCTCGCCATACGAATACTTCGGACGGATCGACGGAATCGATAGACTCCACGATTAGCAGGTTGCCGGTAATGGACGCACGGTAGACCCGTAAGTCTTGCTCTGGAAAGTACATCGTCTGGTAAACGTCGCAACACGGCACTAGGTAGCGATTAACGCGTATTGCCTTATGCTGGGTTTGAGCAATGGATAGCGGCGGCATTCCGCAAATGTCCATAATAACGGGCAGAGGGGCGGTGTTAATCCATTGCGTCAACGGCTCATATGAATGGTTAATGTTGGCCAGGGGAGTCTCCCACTCGATACGCGACGCGTGCCGGTCGGCAAGCTGGTCGTACAGGTCGTCCGGGGCGATATAGCGCGTTACCGGGCGCAGATCGAGAATGGAGCGGGCGGCGACTGCGCCGGATACCTTGCGGGCGTACAGGTTCGAATCGGCGATAGCGCAATGCGCATGCTGCTTGTCGTCTGAGTGGACTTCTTTATGCACGCGGACTTCCTTAAAAGGAATCCCGGTCATATCACTTACACCTTCGCCGCGAAAACGCAAGAGGGCTTTATGGGATGGTGCGCGCTTACCGGCTTCTACGATGGCGGCATCCTTAAAATAGCAGGCCGCGATAAGCCCGGCCAGCCCTGCGCCGATAATGGTCGTTTTCATAGTGAGACTTTCTATTTTAGTTTAAAAAAAATACCCGTCAGAACTTTGGGCCTTGACGGGTATTATACTATGCCGCTTGTGCGGCTAGTGAGATTTTACTGGCTTATTAAGCTTGCTCGGGGCTTTCTTCGCCGACTGTCTGGCCTTCAGCTTGGTCAGCCGAAGCGTTGCCAGTTTCGTCCGGTGCGCCACAAGCGGGGGATTCCGGTTCCGAAGGTGCGACGGCGACGTAATCGATATGGCCCATTTCTTCCAGCTTCGACAGGTACTGGCGCAGGGCCGAACCGTACAGGATTTGCGGGGTACGGGCCGCGCTTGCTGCCAGGTCGGCGGCGGCGATATCGGCCCCCATCGTTTCGATGCATACTTGCTCACCGACGACGAAGTTTTCGCGGATGTAGGCCAGCACATGGCCGCGAACCGATGCTTTTTGCGGGACGGACAGCGCGGAATCGTCGGCATTCAGAACGATATGCGTTGCCTTCGGACGACGGCCACCCGGCGTTACGGTAGCTGCGCGGCGTTCTGCAACCGATTTAGCGACGCTTGCCAGGTGGGCTTCGCGTGCGGTCTTTCCTTCGCTTTTCAGGCGCAGGGCGGTTTCGGCTTTTTCGGCCTTGGCGGCATCTTTCAGGGCTTTTGCGGCGACTTTATCGGCGTCTTTCTTGGTTTTCGCTTCCAGCTTCGCGGCGGCGGCGTCTGCCTCTTTTTTGGCCTTGGCTTCGGCGATGGCGCCAGCGTTTTCTTCGGCGTCTTTCGCTTTCAGCGCGGCAGCGTCGGCCAGTTTTTTGGCTTTTTCGGCATCCTTCAGCGCTTTGGCGTCGGCTTTGGCCTGCAATGCGACGGCTGCTTTTTCGGCTTTTGCCAGGTCGTCGGCAGCTTTTTTGTCGGCTTTGATCAGGTCTTCAGCGGCTTTTTTGTCCAGCTTGGCTTGCGCGTCGGCAGCTTTTTTGTCGGCCTTTTCTTTGGCGGCGATTTGCGCGTCGGTAGGGATGGCAGGGTTCAGGGTGTTCGTACCGCCGACAGCATTTTCTTGAGTGTTCATAATTTTATGTCCTTTTAGATTATAAGAATTTAATTCGTTGTTTCGTGCAACTGAAGATATTATGCACTGATCGAAGCGCTAAGTAAATAGAATCAGGGCATTTTTACGTATTATTTATGGCCGTAATTTATTGCTCTTCTGGACGGGTCATGCCGTCGCGCTGCGCCCAACGTTTATCGCGTCCTGCGCGGCCCGTAGCGCCTGCATTGCGGTCGGCCTCCCGTAACTGCGCGGCGGTCGGTTGCGTCGGGCCTAGCGCGTCCTCGCTGGGCGTTGCTGCCGCCTTAGGCTTTACTGCCTGCGACCGGTCGTATTTCTCGATTTCGGCAATAAGCATTGCGCACGCCTTAACCCAGTTGCGGCGCGGATCGTCCGAAGGCTTAAACGAGTCGGGTCTGAATGCCCATGCGAATTCGTAAAGCGAAGGGCTTGCGTATGCCGCTGCGCTGGTGGAAAGGACGCCTTGCCCGTATGCGTCGTCTTGCCGGGCAGTATAGCCCTTTACGGTGACTTGCTTCTCACGTTCGGCCATTACGTCCCGGATAGCCGCGCTATGGATATAGTCGGTAAGAATGTTACCGAAGGCGTCGCGCTGCCGAACGATCTTAATGTGTTCGGCGATGGAAATGGCTTGGCACTCGTTAAGGACTTTGCGCAGCGATTCCAGGTCGTCGTGGCGCTTCTTTACCTGCATAACGATCAGCGACGGATCGTAAAATCCCGGCGCATTAAAGCCCAGAGCCTTCTGGACTTCCGATACAGTATTGCCGTGAACTATCCCTTGCTCGGCCTGATTCGAAAGCTTCAGGGCTTGCTTAATTAGAGCGTCGTTGGTGATGGGTAATTCGGGATCGCCGCCGAATGCGTTAAGAAGACGGGCGCGCAGAGATTGCGCGTCGCGGGTTTCGTTAATGAATTTCTTGTCGTCTTCCAGTCGCTGCATACGCTCTTGGATTGCGATCTTCTGCCCTTCCAGCAAGTCTTTAACGCCGCTAACGACTATGGACAGTTCGTCCACGCTCGTAATGACTGCGCCCAGGCCCATCGCATCGACAATTTCCAGCATCGCCTTGCTGGTCAATTGCGCGAACTGCGAAGAGTCGCGGTTAATCTCTGGAACTTTTGCTACTAAATCGTGCGGCATTATATTACCCCTTATTAAATTGAATCTGAAAAGCTTCTTTGCCCATTTCCATCGCCGCAACGAATCCACGGTATGCCCCTTCGGTAATTTGCGAAATGTACGTCATGCCCACGCCCTGCGGCGCAAGCTTCATCCAGTATTCGTCCCGAGCGGCCCACTCTTCGAAAAGCGCCTGCACTTCCGACATTGCAGGGACGGCGGGCAATGCCGCTTCGGGCTTCGGGTGGTTGCGCGGCCCGGTAATCGTGCGGCGCTTGATGCGTTTGCCGGGCGCGGTGTAGTCGGAACCTGCCCCAAAATATTCGGCGGCGATTGCGTTGATTTTGCTCATATTATGCCCTTCGCATCAGCATGTTTTTGATTGCACGGGTAATTGCCGTGTAGATGGATTCGGCATAGCTGCCGCGTATGGCCTCTTCGATCACCAGGACGTTATCCCACTCCGAACCCTGCGAAGCGTGGATAGTCAAGCAATGCCCGTAATCGAAACCGCCCTGCGACTTGTACGCGATATTGCGCGTCAATTCGTCGGTAGAGAACGACATAGGATTGAACTTAACCGTAATCGTCTTGCCGTCAGTCAGCGAGCGCAGTTTAACCATAATGCCAGTCTCGTCGTCGTCTTCGCGCTCGTAGTCGGCCAGTTCCAGATACTCCAGAACGATGCCTTGCTCTCCGTTCATGAAGCCGTGACCGTGCTGGTTGCACTTGCAGAGTATTTTCTCGCCGATGGCAGGCAGGTGGCCTTCATATCCAAGCAGCTTGCGGACGCGGGCGTTAATGGCCGTGCGCGTCTTATTGAAGGCGCAGATAATCTGGCTATCTTCGCCAGAGTGCGCGATCAATTCCGCATCAGTAGGCATGCCGTCGCGCACCTGCACGTCTGCGTACTCCACCAGAGGCAAGCGCTTACCTTCGCGCACGAACATGGAGCCGCGAACGATGTTGGAATCCTTATCGGTGCGCTCGATTTCGGTCAGCGTATAGTCGGCACGCTCTTTAGTGAAGTGCGCAACGGCCTTTACTGGCTTTACCTGCCCCCAGTCGCCCAGCGCTAGAACGGGAACGCCGTGCTGTAACAGTTTTTCCAGATCGTACTCGCCCACCATGGATGCCTCGTCCATAATGATAAGCAAAGGGCGCTCGTCAATCGAACCCTTGCCAATAAAGATAGGCTCGCCGTCGTCGTCTTCGCCGCGAACGTTGTAGATAAGCTGGTGTATGGTCTTGGCGTTAGCGCATCCTTTCTGGCGCAGACGACTTGCGGCCTTGCCGGTAGGGGCGATATAGACGACGCGATGCGGCGGAACGCACAGAGTCGAAATGGTAAGGGCTACCGACGTTTTACCAGTACCAGCGAAGCCTGCCAAGAAAAAGCATTGCTTGCGGCGATTGCCAGCCTGCCAAGAATGGAACCAGTCGATGACGATTCCGATGGCCTCGTTTTGCTGCCAGTTGAAAGGGAACTTAGCCCCTTTCGGGGTGTAGTCTTTTGCGGTTGCGGCCATTTTATGCTTTCCAGTCTTGCGACTTGTTGATAAGTTCCTTGAACGCTACGATGCCGACGCGATCCAGATATTTACGGTTATTCTTCAGGAACTCTTCCAGAACGAGCGACGGTTTAGCAGCTGGCGGCAGCTTCGGAACGTTAGCAAGGTAAGACGCGGATTGCGACACTTGCGAGTAGTAGGACGATCCGCCCACGTACACCGTCATTCCGCGCTTTACCAGTTCCTGCAATTCCTTATCGTTCGCGGCGATCACCTTGCCGGGATGCGCCGCGATGAAGTGTTGGTAACACGCTTCTTTCACCAGCGAATTACTGCCATACCGCACATATTCCGTATCCGGCGATTCGCGGCTAACAAGTTCGGAAAGCTCTTTGAAGTCGCCGTATTCGATGTGCATATCCTTCGTCAGAAGCTTCAAATCCCAGTCGGAAACCGTCTGACGGTCGCGCTCTAACTTGATGAATTCCGGTTTAATATTATATCCGAAGTCCAGACCAGTATCGCAAACGAACAGACTACCGACATACAGCATGCCGGGGCGATTGACCAGAATTTCGCCCTTGGCGACGCGGCGCACTTCGCCGATATCCGACTGCATTTTCAGGCAGGACATGCGAATCAATTCGACTTCCGATTCAGTAAGGCCATGGATATTATACGTCAGGCCGGTATGCTGGAAGTCCAGCTTTTCTTCCTCGATAGCCAGAACTTCCTCGCCGAAAGTCTTGTCCATGCGAAAGCGCGGCGTCCACAGCAATTTTCCGTTCCAGATTTCGACACGCTTGCCAAGCCGCGTAAGCACGAGAAGGGCGATCTTGTAGCCCTCGCCGAAGGAGCCGATAGAGTCCGGGTCGTCCTGCTTACTGGAAGCGCCCAGGAGCAATGTTTTAGGCGACAATTCAGAGAACTCGGAGCGCAGGCGCAAAGTGAACTCGTTACCGTCTTCGGAGCGGATGAATTCGAAGACGAACGGCGATGCGCTATCGAGGGCGTTCTGGATTACTTCGCGGCAGGCTTCGCCGATACCCCAAGCGTTGACGTAGTTTCGTGTGATGGAAAGATTGTAGTATTTTGCAAACATGGTATTTTGTCCTTAGATTAACTTGGCAAAGCCGGTTACGTACTTGATAGGCTCGCTGGATTCGACTTGCACGATGACGTAATCGCTCGCCTTGACCCGGCCAGGCGCGTCTACTGCGCCCTTCAATACTTCGGGATCGAGGCCGCAAACGTCCGCGATATTCTTTGTGGTTCGCTCGATAACGGAATCGATTTCGGAATGCACTTGGACGAAAAACTTTTCGGCAGCATCGTTTTGCGCTGGCGTAGGTTCGAAGTATGCCATAGTCGCCGCACGTTCTTTGCGCATCAGGAACAGGCTTTCTTCCGCTGCACGAACACGAGCCATGCCGATTCGAACCTTATGCGAGTGGTGAGGCCAGCCGTAGCACTTACGAGCATGGTAAGGCGATGCCAGGTATTCCGATTTAAGTCGTCGGTACGTTACGCGCAGGGTTTCGCCAGCGCATTCACCGTGATAGTTCTGCCGTTCGGCAGCGAGGCGGATGCGTTTAGCGGCTTTGCCGTTCATTGCGAATCCCCTTTGATACGGCCCAGTACGCGCATTGCACGGTCTGAGTCGGATTCTCCGGTGTCCGGCTCTACGATTTCGCGGCGCATATCAGCGGCGATATCGGCTTTCTCTTGCTCGATATCGTCGGCGCTTTGCGGATCGATAATGGTATCGAAGGGCGCAGCGTCGATGAATTCGAAGAGGTGCCAAACGAGGTTCATGCCGAATGCTTCGCTTTCTTCGAAATAAGTGCCTACGAAGTGCGGCAGCAATCCGATGGGCGGCAGGATGGGCCATCCGGTGCCGAACGAACGGAATGCGCGGGAAACGATAGGGGCGTTAGTATCGACCCACATCCAGAGGCAAGGGACTCCGTTCTGAATTGCAACGGCAGTGATGATTCCGTCCTCCGGGCATTGGATGATCGATTCTTGATGCGGGTGCGGCAGGGAGTACTTGTGTACTGTATGCATTTCTATTTCCTTTCTGAGTTATTCTCGGAACTACAGCACGAAGTATATCTCGCTTTCCACCGTAACGGTAAATTATTTTCGTTCATAGTGAACGTATAAATAGTTGCGTAAACTATCCCTACTTGGCGCGAAGGCATATATAATAGGCGCTTGATTAACCAGAAAGAAAGTCCACCATGAACTTGACCGACCACGACAATCTGGCCACGGGCGCAATGCCGGAGCCGTCCAAGACGCAGCAGGAAGAGTACTACCGCATATATAAAGAGGTAGAGGGTGGGGTTGATATCGACCATGCCGCGCCGTTCGTCGCTAAGTCGCGCAAGATCCATAAAGAGGTTGCGCGCCGTATGGGCCTTACTTGTAAGGAAGCGAAATGAGCAAGAAAGTAGATGCTGTCGTTGAATTGAACGTTGCGATGTTGCGTGACAGAAACGCAATAACTTTGGATCTGTGCCAACTATCGCCCAAAGATAATCTTTTGCGCGCTGCAAAGGCGGCGCTGCATGACCACCATAACTACTACTGTTTCGAAACGAGTGACAAGATCATGGCCGATCTAAAAGAGGCGATACGGCGAGTGGAACTGGCGCCTGGAGAGTATGGCTGGATAGCATGGCCGGGCGGAGCCTGCCCTACTGAGCCGGATGCAATCGTTGACGTTGCCAGAGCTTCTGGTCGCATAGAATCCGGCGTAATCGCAGGCCATTATTCCTGGGGACACCATTCGGCATCGGCTGATCAAGATATTACGTCATTCCGTTTAATCAAAGGCGATTGGAGAAAATAATGGCAAAGAACTACAGCAGCGCTTTTGCGAACGTCCGCGCAAACAAGCGCAAGCGTAAGCGTAAGCACTTTAAAGACCACTCCGATAACGCCCGGCGCGACCGTGAAAGTGCAGACGAGCGGCACGAGCGCAAGCAAAAGGAAGTCCCGTCCATTAAGTCGAAGCGCGAACGGGCAAAGCCATACCTGCGCATTTATTTCAACTACAAGAGCGCGGCGTACGACTTGTATCTGAAAGAAAACAGCGTCATGGTGCAGGGCGGCGCAAGTCCTGAAGATACAGAATTCGGCGCGAAGCTTGCCAACAGTTTAGTGGCGGCGAAGACATTGCAGCAACGCATGGGCCGCGTATCGGTTAAAATAACGGCCTGGGCGTGGATTGACCCGAATCAACCTATCGTAATCAATCGAATCGAGGCGTAATGACTACCAGTAGCGAAGTAAAAACGGCGCAAGTATCGCCGCAAGTAATCAAAGCCGCACGCATGGCAAAGTGCGAAGAATTCCTGATCCAGTTACACAACGGAATCCCGGAGAACGAGCGTGTTATGGCAGGATATGCCGACGAGGCGACCGTACAAACGGACTCGGACGGCAAGAAAATCAACGGCGGATGGTGGCCGACTCCGTGGGCAGAAGGGAAGTACATCAACGACGCCGCGAACTGCTATGCCTGCATCAGCAGCAGCATTAAAACGCCGAACCCGCGAACTGGAACGATGCGCTACTGGCGCGGCGAAATGTCTTTCGGCCATGGCCTCGCCTTAATGGTGGACGATATCGGAAGCGGAACCGGCAGCAAGGGCGATATCAGCGTACAGCATATGTACGATATCCTTAAGCCTACCGCGACTGTGGAGACCAGCCCCGGAAATTACCAACTCTGGTATTTCTTCGATATCCCTGAGCCGGATATGCAACGCTTCAAAGCCTTCTTGTCGTGCTTCGTCAGCGCAGTTCTCAAAAAGGGCGGCGACAGCACCATCAAAGACGTATCCCGCTACGGCAGAATGCCAATCGGCATCAACAACAAGCGCCACGGCCCCAATAACGCCTATAAATACCCGGTACTGGACGGCAAAGGAAACGCAGTACCGTATCAGGTTCAAATCCGGGACGCAGACTACCGCCGCCGATACTCCATGGACGAGATTGCCCGCGCCTTTACGTTCCCTATCGTCGTGCCGCAGAAACGGATTTATGAGATAGACGCCGAAGCGTACACTTTCGACGCCTTATGGCTCACTATGGCCGAACGCATCCTCAATAAAGCGCAGCAGGGCGAAGGCAGTAACGGCGAAGTCGTCATGAATATGTCGGGCAAATTCCGCATCGCCTGCCCATGGGGTCACGAGCATGCCAACGGCGATCCGAGCGGCGCATACTTTCGCGGCCCTATCCCCGGCGCTGAAGTCGAATTCGTATTCGGTTGCGGTCACGATACCTGCCGCAAACTGCATCGCCGAACGTGGAATACGTTCATTGACGAAATAGTAATTAATAAAATAGTTGCAGATTTAGAGCGAATTAACGGAGAATACTAACCCCGCGCCGTTTCCGTGCGGTAGGCATAACAAAACACTAGTAATGTACGAAGAAAACGATAAGGAAACATTCCATGACCGATAGTAAAACAGGCGGCGGACTCCCATGGGACGACGAAGCAACGAAGGCGGAAGACGTATTAACGCCTGCCCAGATTAAAGCATCAAGCGCGGCAGTGAAGGAAGAGGCAAAAGAAATAGCCCGCCTTAAGAAAGAGGCGAAGGCGGCAAAGGCGCTAGAACGCTCCAGGCTCGTCGCAGAGCAAAGAGGGGTTCCCTTCGTAGAGCCGACGCCCGAAAACGTCGCGGCGGTAGCGCAGGACGTGGCAGCGCGGCAATTAGCACGAGTCAAGGCGAAGACGGCAGATGCTGACGCACTCGCGCAGCAATTGAAAGATGCGGCAGACGCGGAAGTGGCAAAGGCAGAGCAAGAAAAGGAAGTGGCACGCGAGCAGCGTGAGGCGGAAGTCTCGGCTTCGGTTTCGGAATGGCGCGAGCGTCGCATGACAGTCGCCCCTATGCTGCCGAAGGACGACGTGGACGTAGAGTATTCGATGCCAAAGTGGGGCGAAGCGGAAGTGTCGGAAGATATGCAGGCCGCGCAAACGTTATCGGTGCGCGCCGTATCTAGCCTGTCGGTTCGCCGCAGTGCTGACGAGGAACTTGCGGACGAAATACGCTTAGAGCCTAATCTGGTAAAGCGAGCAAAGGCACTTTCTAATGCCATGCCGTTTAAGTGGGCCGAAGAAAAATTTATTCGAGTCGGCGATATGACGATATCCCAGCCAGTATCATGCGACTCCAATCGTATGGCATTTTTCGATATGATTTTCGGCGACGGAGAAGACCGACCGCACATCGATTTATTCAGCGGGCGCATGGTGGATCACAACAAGGTAATTATTGACGACCATTACAATATGATCGAAATTCTTACGGCGTCGGGCGCTGCCGGGCTTAAGTCGCAATCGGTACGCGACCTTAAGGCATCACTTCGTGAGTGGTCTTTGGGTCGCAAGCAAAACGACCTTATCATCAGCTTCGAACGGCAGTTACCGGAATGGGACGGAAAGCGACGCGCCCAGCACAAGTTGATTAACCTTTTCAGCACGTTCAAGACGGACTTAAACAAGAAGTTCGGGCAGTATTTCTGGTTGTCGCTTTATGCTCGTATTATGCATCCAGGCTGCATGGCACCCATTGCACTGTCTCTGTTCGGGCCGCAGGACGCAGGTAAGTCGTATATGTCGAAGCTGATATGCCGCACCCTTATGAGCGATCAAAATGCGGATGCCGTGCAGCTGGACCTGGGCGTCGATCCGATTAAGTTCTTGCGCGATATTACCGGCACATCGATCATCGCTAATATCGGCGAAATGACTGGTTTTAATACAGCCGATATGAATAAGGTCAAGTCCTTCATGACGCTGACCAGCGACAAGATGCACCAGAAATTTGAGGGCCATTACGACCAGCAGCGGCAGTGGATAACCGTGATGGACGGCAATCGTTACGAAGGCTTGCAAAGGGACGAAACTGGTAATCGTCGTTTCTATCCCATGCTGGTGGGCCAGCATATTGACGCGAACGGTAAGGAGTCGGCGGCGGAAACATACAGCGCAGACTTTACGGGGTTCGTTGACGACCTGTGGCAGATTATGGCAGAGTGCCGTGAGTGGTTGCACGCTAACGACGGAATGTCTGGATACAATAAGTTCGTCGGAGAGGTGGTGAAAGAGGTTGCGGCTTTCAACCTTACCGAAATGAACAACAACCGTGGTACGCCGCGAGATCAGGCCCTGGAGAATTATCTCACCGAGGCGCTTATGAGTATCGAGGTTATGTTCTATAACCGTCGCGTGAAGAAAGGCGCTTTCGTTAAGACGGGCGATATTAGCTCACGCATTACTGATCTGTCTCGCGGGCATCGGGTGATGGATAACCGGCTTAAGGTTCGCATGCTGGCTATGGGGGCGAAACCGGAGCAGATGGACGGATATAAGGGCTATATGTTTGAGGGCGTGATGGACGACGTTGAATATATGGGCCGCGTAATTGCCGCAGATTCGACCGAAGACGAGGACATTACGCGGGTTACGCGTACCGGTGGCAAGGGGAATGCGCGTAACGGAGCGAGCGAAGGGGCTGGATTTTGATGCCGAATAGAACATTAAAACGTTAGAGATTTGATAAGTTTTGCGGGCGGTTCGGTGACTTTTTACTAAGTTTCTGAGCCGTCCTTTCTTGCGTTTAAAGTGTTCTGTTTATGAGTCAGGCCGCTGGCGAAATGAGGTAGAGTCGTGAGTGGCGGATTATGAATGGAAGTGGGTTGTTTTAGTGTCGTGTTTGCAGGAATTATGTCGAGTTTATGTCGCCTAGGGTTGTGGCGCAAGTCCTTGTATTTAAAGCGAAAGCTGGATAATATCCGTTTTATCTGTTTTTCGCGTGCCGCGTAAGTTGTTGTATTTAAAGAGGAAAATATTTAGGGCCGCGAAAACTGGTGAAAATTCGGTAAATATCGTTTTTCGTAGCGGAAATATCCGTTTATTTTAAGGTCAGAAATAATTCGCATTAACTGTTAAGTAGTTGTATTTAAAGAGAAATTTAGTGTATTTAGCCGCTGAAATCGCAAATAACTAATTTAGCATAAAGGTCTGAGAGGGCATAGGACAATACCTATATACTTATATCTATATTCTATTAAATTAGATATTTAGATAAATACAGATAAAAGAAGTAAATTAAGACTGCAAAAACAACGACTTGCGGCAATACCGGAAAATATATCTGTTTTCGTAAAGCCAGAAGAATCCGATATATTCGGCATCATTTCGCAATTACTCGCGGCAACCACAAAAAACTTTTCGCTTTAGAATCAACGACTTACGAGCGGAAACAAGCAATATGCGCGGCAGCAGCCACAGTAAAATATCCGCAATTTCGGACATAATCAAATCATCAGAACCAGCAATAAAGCAGCACTATTCTAGGTTATCGCGGCGCGGCGTCAAGAGGACATAAAGCAGCACGAAATTAACATAATATTTACCCTGAGTAGCATGCATTAGATATAATCGCAACACAGCGCCACAGAGGCCAAACGGAATAAAGCAACAGGAGCATATTATGACAGAGCCATTACGCAAGTCGAATTTCCCGATTATGTATGAGAAGTTCGAAGATGATAAATTCATCGAGCAACACAAAGCGGACTACGATCTTTATATCGATCACAGAGTACGCGGCTACCACGCGTCCATCGCCTTGCGTCGCGTATTCGGCGAGGTCAACGCAGACCAGAACATTTTGAAGCGTATTGATGCAATCGAATCGACGCCTTATTACCAGAACGGTTTTAAGCAGCGCTTGAAAGAGATTGCAATCGAGGATTTGTGGAATACAAAGCAGTCGCTGCACGAATTATTGTGCCTGACTCGCAATCCTGTCTACAAAGAATCTGTACGTTTGAACGCGCTGAAAGAGCTTAACGTTATGTGCGGCATTATCGTGGTTGACGAAACTGGCAAGTCGCGCAAAGGAACTTCGCTGGCCGACTTCTACGGATCGCACGGGGCGGCAGTTCCCGGCACACCGGATACGTCCGCAAAGCACTAAGAATCGATTTTCCGGCCCCTACGCGCTGCGAACGACCCCACGGAGGTAGTAAGCCCTGGGTTTTTACGCAAACAGCGCTACGGGCCTTAAAATCGCATTACGATACACTGCAAGTCGTTCACTAATAAGGTGTCTAGGGTATTGCTTCGGTAGTGGGTGCGCGATATAGTTCGTCTCGTCGGTGCAGCAAACGGACGACGCCGCTGGACTTAGTAGCAACTGATTGGGCTTTCTCTCTCACCAATTTGCGAACATTTCGGACTAGCGTGGAAAGGGACTAGGGATAACACCCGCAGCATCGAAACGGACGACTTGAAAAGCATGATGTAAATGGCGTGCTGACAAAGGTAAAACGTCCGAGTAGCAAATGGCGCTGCATCTTTGCCTTCGGGCATCAGTGAGACGCGAAAGCGCACTCCCAGCAGCGGCACCCAGTACCGGGAAAGCACAACGGCCTGTGCGCTGTACGTTGTTTATTGAGGGCGGCCACTGAGTCGTTCGATGGTAAGCCTACAGAGGATAGCGTGTTTCGATTCACGCCCCGGTGCCATTAGGCAGTTTCTATTTTGTGATCCTTCTTTCGGCTTCGGCATGGCGCGGTCGGGAGTAGCTAGAATGAAATAGAAACTGCCTAATGGTTGATCGTCTAAAATAGTAGGATACAGTGCGTGGTCGCTGCGATGTGGAGTAACTAACCACTCAACCATTTTCAAATAAGTTTGTTCGGCTAGCGCTGGAGCAAACTGACGAAAGGCATATTCGGATAGCCCTAGTCACGAAACCGCACCGTGTTATGGCGGGCCTTAGCGGGCTAAAGAGGCGGTAAAAACGGCGAATCAGTCCATAATCGGGGGAAGTGGATTGTAGAACAAAGCTAGAGCGCCTTTGGCAAAGAGCTAGTTATTCCCTCCCAGTTTCTTCGTGCAGGCTTTAGGTTGTCGCGGGATGGGCCTAGAGTGAATTATGAGCGGTTTTATTGTGCCGTTACCCCTGCCCAGATTATTGCGGGCTTCGCCAAGTGGTAAGGCTGAGTCTTTCCAAGTCGCCATGCGTGAGTTCGAACCTCACAGCCCGCTCCAGAACCGTACATCCCTTTACGGCCAATCGATAGGGAACCGGCTTTATGAGGGTTAAAATCCTTATCCAGTCGCCGCATAAAGGTAAGCGGCACCGAATATGGGCGATTAGTTCAGTGGATAGAACAGCGGTCTTCTATGCCGCGTGACAGGGGGTTCGAATCCCTTATTGCCCACCAGATCATCCTCGTGTTAGTCCTCTCCTTGCGCAAGGGCGGATAATGTCGATCAACGCCGGTTTAACTCCGCGCCACGAGGGCCAGAGCATTTGTAGCGCACCATCATCGTCAGCGACGAACATAGGGCGCGGCACTTAGCGGGTGAAGCCCTGCACGGTCACGAAAGTGACGCCGGATAACGTAACCGGCACCTTTTGACGAATGCCGAAGCGGATTACATCGCATATAAATCTCTTCACTTCTTGTCGTCAATCCATGATGGGCCTCTAGCTCATGCTTGGTTAGAGCAGCGGACTCATAATCCGTTGGTGCCGTGTTCGACTCACGGGAGGCCCACCATTCCTGTAGTAAATCCCACCACTTTAGGAGTAACTATCTATGATGAAGACCATCAAACGCATTGCGTTCGGGCTTATGGCCTGTTTTGCCATGCTCGCGGCTACCGGATGCGCGCAAATCGGGGTAACGCCCGCGCAAGGCTTCGAACAGCAACTGGCGTATGGCTATGCCACCGTCACCGCCGTACGCAGCGTGACCGCCGACGCCCTGCCGTCCAAGATTATCAGCGCGGCAGACGCCACAAAAGTGCTGACGATGACCGATACCGCCCGTTCCAGCTTGGACTTCGCCCGATTATCGCAATTCAGCGGGCGAGAGACGACGGCCCTGGAAAAACTGGCCGAAGCGACCTACACCTTGCTGCAAGTGCAAGCCTTTTTGCGTGATAAAGGGGTGATGAAATGAATGTCATTGCCGCCCTCGCCGAAATCGCCCGCATGGCCGCGTCGCTGACCGCTCTGGCGCAGTCGATCACCGCCGTTTCGGCCATTATCGCTCGCGTGCAGGCTGACGGACGCACGGAACTGACCGCCGCCGAATGGGAGCAAGTTGTTTCGTGGGACGACGCCGCCCGCAAACGACTCGCCGACGCTATCGAGGCCGCTGAATAGCCAGCCTCGATAGCTAGACGAACAAAAGCCCTGCAAGTCTGGATAGATTTACAGGGCTTTTGTTATTTCAGTAATGTTTAGCGGGAGTTTCCGAACATATGCGCCACAGGAGACTCGGAGGCAGAGCCGTTATTAAAGAACAGCTCACAAGCGCGGATCGCATCGCGCTCGGAAAAGCAAAACGACTTTGCTATGCCCATAAATTCGGCGTTTGCAGTGCAGAACAATTCGGTGATTTCTCGCGGCATTGAATAAAGCTTGATGCCGTGCAGTTCCGGAAGCTTTGCGAGTTCCCGCGCCGCCTGCATAGCCCGTAGCGCTGCCTGCAAGTGCTGCATGCGACTTTTAAGAGCCGCCCCACCCTTACCTACCGCTACGGCGTTAAACGCGTTATGCGCCCGCCTGTCGCGTTCGTAAGCATCGCAGTCGGACGACGAAACGACGCACTTAGACGAGTCTTTCGCGTCCCAGGTCATCTGACCTTTGCGCGGGCCTTTCTGGATAGGACGAGGCACTCCACCAGTCACGATCAGCCCGCCCTTTAACGACTCATACCCGAACGGCATCCATCCGACATAACCCTTTTCCGTCATAATACGGATTGCCACGGCGTACATCGCCAGAACTTCTTCCACTTCGTTTTCTTTGGTCATTTTATTAGACTTTCTTTTCAATCCAGAATTTAACAGCATGATGGCCGTCAGCAGACCAGTCGTTTTGATGCATCATCGCGTAATCGCCGATATCCTCGTCTGGATGCTGGATAATCCACTGGGCGATGAAAGTTTCTTTGTTTCGGTCTACTGCCGCGATGGCCTGCGCGACGAGTTCCTGGCGCTTTCGGATTGCGTAGTGTCGATCCATGCGCTCACGGTGGGTTCGCGCCCCGTCGATGGGATTGTAAGGCGCTTTAGGTGCGCTCGATCCGTCAATGCAGCAGTTTTCACATTGGCCGTCGCATCCGTCGCACCGGCATTTACCATCTGGGCAGGTGCATTTCATACTGCCACCGCCGAATTAGCGCGAACAGTCCAGACCGTCTTGCCTTCGATAGCCTCGCTAGCTTTGAGTACGGCGTACTCGTCGCGTGCCGGGTCGTCGTAAGCAACGTTAGTCTCCAGCCAGTTGCAGATACCCCACATGCTTTGCGCACTTACGATGACTTCGCCGCTTTCTAAGCGGACTTGATACTTTTGCCTTGGATTAATCATTCTAGTCCCTTTCTGGTTAGTTGCTACTGGAAAATCCCCGTCGTGCGGTGCGTGTTCTACTTTATCGATGGGTCTAGAATTTCCCACGCTTGGCGCAGTAGCATCGCCGCACGTTTCGCCTTTGGCTTTGCATCCTTCATAGTAAGCTTGCGCCTCAGCCAGTACTCACGCTCGCTGTCGTCCGCGTAGCTTACTGGCTTTGCGGCCTCTATGGCATCTATTTCTATCAAAGCCTGTTCTATAAGGAGCGCGGCGTCACGCTCCTTATCCGTCTGATTATTCCTCATCGAAACAGGACTCTTCCACCGACACCCACAGCGCGCCGTCCTGATCCACCTTAGATGCCGCCTCTGCTTTGCCATCGGCCATCACGCTACGGTTGATGGTGAACAGTTTGGCTTGCACGGTTACGAAGTAAGATTTCATTTTTTATTTCTCCAGAGTGGTTGTTTGCTTCCAATACAAGTATTATAGAGGAGGCAAACTGGAACTCAAAGGATTATTTCCACTAATTATGAAAATAAATTAACGAACTTCGATATCCGGCAGTATAACGGACGGCTTGAACGTTACTTTGTAGAAATGTACGCCGACTTTGGCCGGTTGCATCTGTTCGATGAAGTAAGTGACGTTATCCGACAGGCCAAGGTAGTGCTTTTTGTATTCATCCTTGCCGGTCTTGCAGGTGACGGTGATCTTGCGGCTGGAATCGGCATCCAGAGCGCAAAGCCCTTCGATACTGAGCATATACTCGGAGGTAATGCCGTTGTAGAAGATCACCCGTCGATTGATTTTGAAGTTGTCCGCGTCTTTCGACAGATTTTTCGATGCAACGTCAGCATCGTTGGAGCAACCGACCACCGACAGGGCCAGAACTGCTGCAATGGAGACTTTGAGGAACGTTTTCATTTTTGATATCCTAGTAATGCCGCACGGAATGCGCGACCTCTTACTGGAAAAGCCCCGTCGTGCGGGGCAGTTTGGAATTAAAGCTTAGGATAAGCCCACGGGTTCATTATTTCGTGGTCGATCCGTGCGACGGCCTGCGCCCTTGCTGCGGCATCCTGGTATTCGCCGTAAAGGATCGAGCAAACGTCGTCCGATGCGCCCGCCTGCCGCGTGCAGCGTTGGTAGGCCGTGAACTTTACGTCAGCCGACTCGCGCAGAGACTTTACTAAGTCCTGCCGCGCATCGCGGGAAAGCTTGCGCAGATCGTGTTCTTCTTCGGCTGGCATAACTCCGACTGCTATGATGATAGTTTCCATTTCCATTCTCCAGATCAGTTATCGAATTCGTCAACGTTCGCAAGAGCAACGACGATGCCGTTTTCGTCGCGCAGTGCTGCCGTATGGCTACCGTCTGCGCAGAGCATGAACGTTACGCCGCCCTTTGGCTGGCGGGATTCGTTGGCGCGGCAGGCGTCCATGATAGCTTCGGTGGCTTTGCCTTCGCTTATACCCATAGTCGTAAGTCTTTGCATTTCCATTCTCCAGTTCGGTTATTAATTAAGCTTCGATACACAGGAAGCACGACGAGCAACCTTTGTATGCTTCGTTGATGTATGTTTGCGCTGCCTTCTGGGTTTTTGCGATTGCCGTTACTTGACGTGCGCGGCGGGTTACGTTATCGACTACGGTGAATTTGAAGTTCTTGTTCATTTTATTTCTCCAGGGCTGTTTGCTTCCAATACAAGTATTATATATGGAAATACCCAGAATTGCTTTGCGTTCTGGGTATTTAGTGAAAATAATTTACGTCTATACTTCGATGCGATCCGTAAGCTCGATCACGTAATTCGTTGCGCGCTTACACTGCCCGATAAGATCGTCCAGGGAATGCGCGACGGCAGATTGCGAGGGCTTCGGAGGGATCGGGCCTGTATCGCCCGTCTGCACCGTAACGTCACTAGGACGCAGCACGACCGTAAGCGCGGATTCCATCGCCGACAGCGCGTCAACGAATGCCGCCATTTGATCGCTCATGGCGTCCATTTTACCGGCGATTACCGGTGCAGGACGGTCAGGGTATTGCGCTGCGTTCGACGTAGGAGTGTCTATGAATGCCCGCTGTCGCATAACGGCGCGGCTGATATCGATCTGTTCGGCGGTTCCTACGACCGGCGCGATATCCACTATGATCTTGCCGCCCTTAATAGCGGGCTGTGCCTTAACGATCCCGTTGGCGGCATCCAGCTGAGTGTCCAGCCAGTCGATAGCCGCCTTATATTTGCTAGGTGCGTAGGAGCGCATGTAGTCCACAAAATCCTCATCCGTATAGATCGCGCAGCCGTTGCGAGCCTTCGCCTTATCGATTCCGATAGCACCGAACATCACGGCCAGGATTTGCTGCGCCGTGAATGCGAACTGGACGTTAGAGTCCATCGATTCTCGTGTGTCGCGTGCGGGGTCTTTCAAGCGCGTAATCGCAGCCGAATACCTTACCGGGTCGCGCTCTTTGCAATGCTCAAGAAAGCTTGCGTCCGACCATTCGGACGCACGATCTTCGATGCGCTTTCTGGATACGTGTTCGATAGTTCCGAACATTTCAATCAAAATTGCTTCAGCGGAGAAATAAGGGCGATCCATGGCGTTACTCCTTTGGGTTGTTAAAACGGTTTGGACTTCCGCCGCATTGCGCTACGGCGATTGCTTCGGCAAGGGCGATGCAGTGAAGATTCAGAAGGCGCGGAAGGGCTTCGATAAGCTCCAGCAGGAAAGGCGTCATCTGGACTTTATTCTTTCGGATGAACTTGGCCTGATCCTCCGCCCGGCAGATTCTGCGGGCAAGGTAGACTTGATGGCGCTCAGTCAAAGTCATTTTATTTCCATTCTCGTCTAGTTGCGGCCTGCGAAGCGCCGATACAAAGAATTATAGCCCACCCTTAATGGAAAGGGAAGGGCTATAGTGGAATTAATTAAATACTTTTCTGGATCAACTCGGCAGCGGCCATATGGAACCTGGACATTTCCTGCTTATCCTTGCCCGACTTCAGATCGTACGGCATGCACTTTGGATTGTCGAAAATTTCTTGCGCTGCGATCTGCAATGCCACGGCGTTATTGCTATGCCATAACATCACCTCAGTCAACGTTTTTGGTGCATGTATCATACTAATTCCTCATCATGGTTAGAGTAAATAGTATGCCCGATATCAACTACTTCGGCAACGCGTCGTCACCTTGCTTCGTGGCCGATTCGTCGTATGCATCTATCACGATTCGGATACCCTCCGACAGATTGCCGTTACCTATTCGCCTCGCCTTGCGGGCCTGCCGCGCCATTATCCTGGCATTGTAATTATCTAGAGCGAAATCCTGGTCACTATTGATCCTAGGTCGTCCCACGCTCTTAATTTCGTCCTGCATATATCCCCATTTCGCATTACGTTCTGAAGGTTATTATTAAGCGTCGCCTTAGCGATTAAGGAGAATTTTAATGGAAATACATGAGCAAGAAATGCCCGTTCATTCGCAAATTGCGCACAAATCGCATTACGAAAGCCGGGAAGTTCCAGGCACGCAGGTAGCCGCGCAAACGCATGAAAATCAAACGAAAGAGGCACAAGAAATGACGGAACCAGTAAACGTAAAAAACATTTTCGAAACGAATCCCATGGGCGCAATGCTGCCGATGATGATGGGCGGTAACGGCGTAAGCGGTGCGGGTGCAGGCGCTGGCGCGGGCCTGGGTGCTGGTCTGCTCGGCGGCGTGCTGGGCGGGGCGCTCCTGGGTGGTCGCGGACTGCTTGGTAACGACGGTCGCGGCGTCGGCCCTGTCGAGGGCTGCGTAACGCCGACGCAACTGACAGCAGCCCTTGCAGGCGTAACGGAATCGGCGAACAACACGGCAGTTATGTCGCAATTGGGCCGCATCGAAGCCGCCATTCCATACAACGAAGGCCAAGTACAGCTGGCGCTTGCCGGTGCGCAAGCTGCCCTTTCTGGTCAGGCGAGCGCCTATGCCATTTCGAACATCCAGGGATTCGCCAACACGAATTCTGCAATTTCGACGGCAACGGCTGGCATCATCGCAGTAGGGGAAACGGTGAAGGATACCGTTAACGCCACTTCGGCAGCGACCAATCTGGCCGTGGCAAATCTGGGTACGGCAATGGTGCAAAACACCTACGCTCTCAGTCAAGTCGTCAACAACGATGGCGACAAAACCCGCGCCCTGATCCAGTCGATCAACGATGCGAACCTGCAACGTCAATTGACAATTGCCGAATCTCGTGGACTGGAAGATCGCCTGTTGGGTCGCCAGCGTGAAGTTGAAGTCACGGTCACCCAGAACGTCAACCAGAACCAAGCCCAAGCCCAGGCGCAGCAACAACAGCAACAACTGGTTGTCGGCTTTAACCAGCTTGCGGCAGTGGTAGCGGGTTTGCAAAACGCCGTGGCGACGAACAGCAACATGATCATCGGAAATACCGGCGCGACGACGACCGGCGCGCAGACTGCGAACCCTGTGAACGTGCGTACCTAGCGCACGAAATTGATGAGTTCGAAAGACAAGTTTTTGCCGCAGTCAACGAACTCATCAGCGATATTGCCAAGATGCGTCATCATTGCAGGCATCTAGCATAGCGCAATAGAAAAGGCCCACTATCGCTAGTGGGCCTTTTGTTATGTATCGGTTTTATGCGCTCGCCATGCGTCAACGAAAAGAACCACCGACGCCCGGCCCCTGTCGCTGGAAAGGAATTCCACCAGACTCAAATAATGCTCGCTAACGAATAATTGCCGGTCAATCGATAGTGCGCCTCCTATCGCCTTCTGCGCGTCCACCAAAATTTCTATGGGCGTATTTGCCATTATGCCTCCCGTTAAGAAGCATAATTATATTGCCCAGGAAGTCTCCAAGATAGGGATTAACGTACTACGTTTTCCCTGCGATTCAGGCGACTGCCGCATCGTCCTGTTCGGCGGTTCCGGTTACGATGCTGTTGAGCGTCTGGACGGCCTTAAGATGCCATTCGGCCATATTTCGCGCGTTTTCGATCACCGCAGCATCCATACCGAACATATACTGGATATCTCGCCACTCGCCGTGCTTCTTCCAGTGGTCCAGACGCAAGGCCCGAAGCTGGTCATTAATATAGGCGACTCCGTAGCGCTCGGCAACAGAGCAGCTTGCGGGCGGCGTGCCGATTTGCACTACAACGTGTCCGTATGAAGGCGCACGGCCCAGGCTCTTAAGGTATTCGGCGTGCTCAGCCGCCTGCGACTCCAGAGCTTCCGAATTAAGGCGCTGCGCCGTAGCGGCATTATCGTTAAGCCAATTTGATTCTTTCATCAAAAACTCCTTTCCTAGATTGATATCCGCGAGAATATCCTCGCGGCTCTTTTGCGCCCAGACTGCATTTGCCATATTCGTGAACGTCGGCCCAATGCCGCAAACTACCGGGCCACGGTCGTTAAGCATTCCGTAACGCGCAGGCAATCCTGGCGTGGAAAGCTGGAACGACCGTGCAAGATGTTCGCTTACGGTGCGCTCATATCCCTTAGCGGCCATCGACTTACCGCCACGACACCCGCCAGAGACTATCTTTTTATCATCGTGCAGCTTAACCAGATCAGAAATAATCTCCGGCGATGCAGACGGCTTTAGTGATACGATGCCCGCGATGACGTTCGGTTTCTTAGCCATTACGCCGCCAGTACAATTACGTCGCTTTCTGACGCAATTGCTTCCATCATTCGGGCGAAGTTAAGGGCGTACACCAGATTTACCACATGCAGCAGCACCATGCCAGGGATAGGGCCGCTATAGATCGCTTCGAACTTGCCATTGATCATGGCAATTCGCGGCTTGTTTTCCATTTTACTTACTTGCATTTTCATTTTCCTTCATAGGAGATGCGGCCATGAAGCAGTTCATAGACACCGGGCCTTGCGGGCCGCTGATCGATACGACGAGGGCAGGCGGCGCAGTCGGCAGCGTCTGGTTAATTTTGTGCAGCTGGCTGCCAGCCGCTATTCCGACGAAGAGGAACAGGGCGCTGATCGCACCGGATGTAATTGGGTCTTTCACAGAACGTCCTCGCGTAGTCTCGTAACATGCTTACGCGCTTCTCCGTGGACTGGCAGCTGATTGAACGCAAAGTCAAGCGCCTTGTTGAGCCGTTCGACATCATCGCGCAGGTCGGATACGCTGCTGGATTCAGCAGTTTTAATTGCCTTCTTCCAGCGCTTGATATAGGCGCTCAGGGCGTCGCGTCCTTGCGCGCCTGCAAGCATATCATCAGAGAAAATGCAGGCATCCAGCTTTTCTGCCGCGTCGCGGCAGTGGCCCATTACAAAGGGCGTCATTTTCTTTTCTTTCTTATCCATTCTATATTCTCCGATAAGGGCGACCTTCGCCGCCCGGTTTTAATTATTACAGCGTAGGATGTCGCGCCAGATTATTGCAATACATACGCTGCCACGCTGGCATGTGCGGCAGGCTTCGGCATTCCGGCCAGCCCACTATGCCGCCCTGTACGCGCTTGTCGCCGCGAACGCCGCGAACGCCGCGAACGCTTTCGACCACGTATGCAAATTCAGTCCAGAACTGCATACGGTTATAGTACATTACCGTTTCTGCGAAAACATTTGAGTTTGTCAACTTCATTTCTATTCCTTTCTAGACGCTGACCGGTTAGTCAGTAAAAGAATTATAAAGCATTTCCAGAAAGGATAGTGAATTATTTTCCGTATTCGTAGCCGATAACCTGGATGCCGATTGCGAAAAGCGCCTCGCACGCCTCTGTCTTTCGGTCAATCCACATCTGCTCGTCTCGCGGATCGCATTTGACAAGATTGATATTGGCCCCTTCCAGACGGCTATAAAGCCGGGCAATACGCTCGCCCAGATCGAACGAAACGCCCGTGCCTAGCGCGTCTCGTGAAGCCTTCGCAATGCCCGAAAGACGGTTCAAGGATTGCGCGGCGAGTTCTTCGCCGATGGCGGAAACGAACGAGACGCCCAACGCGATCCACTCGTCCAGATCGAGATTGCTGAGATACTTTTGCGGAACGACGCGCTCACGGTAGATGCCGTTAGGCTTATCGTCGTAAATGAACGTATGCGAGTTCAAAGTTTTATGCATAGTGAGGCAGGTCGCGCTAATGCGATGAGGCTGCGCCAGTACGAATTCAATAACTCGCTCTTTTGAGTTTGCGCGTGCCATTATTGCCCCTTCTTACTTTTGAAAAACGATTCGCCGGTAACTTTTTTGAACAGCCAATTAGCCACCGGGACGACAATGAAGAAAATTGCAGAAATAGCGGCGATAGGCTTTACGATGAACGACTCAACGATCTGATCGTCCAAAGAATGGACGAATTCGTATATGTGGACTGCAACGAGCAATGAAAGTATTACGGTTGCGACGCATGCCGCGAAAATAAATTTATTCTTCATAATATTCCCCAGAAGTTGCGTGATAGATTTCAGACGCCACGCCCACGGTGACTGCAACGAATATCTCATAGTATGCGCAGACGTTAGCCAATTTGCTTGCGATTACCCACAGCACTGCGCCTGTCGCAACGCACGCGACCAGTACGAGCGCGAGGAACAGGCACCAAGATTTAAGCAATGCCTTCTTCATTAGATTTTCTCCGGTGGATTACCGACCATTGCACGGTAAATTTCTTCCGCAAGGGCGCGGCGTTCTTTGATATTAAGGGTGCGCAGTATCGGGCATTCTTGATCCAGAAAAACCCGTGCGCCCTTTTCGATTTGCGTTAAGCTAGGTTCGCATTTAACCCGCTTGATGCAGCGCGGGTTACTGGTCGGCCTATCGAGGATAGGCGCAGCCATTATTCAGCCGGTTTGGAGGCCAGAACGACGAAAGCGTAATCGCCTTTTGCATTCTTAGCCATAGTTTCCGTGTAGACCTTTGCGCCTGCTGCTTTCAGTTCTGCGCGGAAACGAATGTGCTTGGTATCGGTCAGGCCGTAGTAGAGGAAAGCCGCGTTGACAGATTTATGCTCCGTCGTCTCGCCGTTGAAAGTCACCGAAACGCCGTTGCGGACTTTGCGAGCCGCTGCGACGTCAGCAATCAACCAGCTTGCGGCGACGCCTGCCGAATTAGAGGCATTGCCGGAAGCACTTGCTTTTTTGAGCAATTGCGCGAAGTCCGGGGATGCCTCCATTGCTTTAGCTTGCTTCAAAGCGGCGTCGGAGTCTGCATCGAATTCTTCGGAGATTACCGGGGTGGCGGATTCTACCACTACGATCGAAACGCCCATTGCCGACTTGGCTTTTTCTGCGGCCTCTGCTGCTGCGTCTGCGGCCTCTTCTTCCGCTTGCTCTGCTGCGATCAGAGCCATCACGCGTTCTACTGCTTTGCCACGCGTTGCGAATTTTTTTACCGGCTTTTCTGGATTGAGTTCGTTATGAACTGCGACCAGCGTAACGGTGGAGGTGGTTTCGTCTTGGACGAAGGCGATCAGTTCGGCGAAGGTTGCGGTTTTAACTTGGTCGATGTTCATGGTATTTACTCTTTCTAAGCTTTCTGGTTGTGCGCCTCGTTCAGCGCATACAAGTATTATGAGGTATTTCGAAGTATAAAGCAAGCGCCTTTTCACGAAATATGTAAAATAATTTTCGACATGGGAAAACGAACACTTAGAAACATTCCTAGCATACTTTCGCGGCCCGTAGGCTATAATCGGCGCACCTATAATCGAACGACTGCGCGCTAATGTACGAATTAAACCCTAAACTGCAATGGTTCTGGACCACCAAGGCCCGTAACAAGGTGCTTTACGGGGGCCGGGCGTCCAGCAAGAGCCACGACGCGGCGGGCTTTGCCATCTACCTCGCCTCTAACTATAAGCTAAAATTTCTATGCGCCCGTAAGTTCCAGAACAAGATTAGTGATTCGGTGTACGCCCTGCTAGTTGCAAAGATTAACGCATCTGGCCGCGCCCACGAATTCGACGTACTCAAGACGGAGATACGGCACAAAGTTACCGGCTCCCATTTCATCTTCATGGGCACTGCGCGCAACCTTGCCGAAATCCGCTCCTTGGAGGGCGTAGACATCTGCTGGCTGGAAGAGGCCGCGCAACTATCGCAGGACGAGTGGGACGTAATCGAGCCTACCATACGTAACGAGAATTCCGAAATCTGGATGATCTTTAACCCTGACGACCAGACAGATTTTATCTATAATCACTTCGTAGTCAAAAAGCAGGCGGATACGATTACTTGCCACGTAAACTGGGACTCAAACCCGTGGCTGTCCGAGACGATGCTAAAGATTATCCGCAAAATGTACAAGGATGACCCAAAGCGGGCAGAGCACGTATATGGCGGCGTGCCGAAGACAGGCAGCGATAAGTCAGTAATTAATCTGTCCTATATCCTGGCAGCGGTTGATGCCCACAAACATGCAGAATACGGGTGGGAGAAAGTCGGACTAAAAACGATAGGCTTCGACGTGGCGGACGATGGCGAGGATGCAAACGCGACGGTAGAGGCTCAGGGGAACGTCGTAACCGGGGCCGAAGAATGGGAAGGGCAGGAGGATGAATTATTGCTTTCCTGCACTCGCGTCTATAACCGGGCCGTCATTATGGGCGCCAAGATTACATGGGATTCTATCGGCGTCGGCGCACACGCCGGATCGAAGTTCAAGGAGCTAAATAACGCCCGCGAACTGGAAATCGATTACGAGCCGTTCAACGCGGGCGGCGGTGTTCCAGAGCCTAAAGCGGTCTACATGGAACTGCCGCATATCAAGATTTTGAACCAAGACCATTTTGCGAATGCAAAGGCATATTACTGGGATCAAGTCGCCACCCGTTTCCGCAAAACGCACGAGCTAATTACGCTTGGAATCCAACACCCGCGAGACGAATGCATCAGCATCGATAGCGCGACGTTCCCGGAAAAACTTCTGGATCAGCTGAAGATAGAACTATCCGCGCCGCGCAAGGATGCTGACGGAAACGGAAGGTTCAAAGTTGAAAGCAAAAAAGACTTGCGCGCCCGTGGAATCCATAGCCCTAACGTCGCGGATGGGTTCATTATGGCCATGATTATTCCGAAGCGCGCCGCTAAAGGCTTCTTTGATTAATCGAGGTGGGGCGTAATCTCGACGGCGCTTCCCTTGCGAACGCCCTCTTCATGGGCGTCGCGCTCGGCGTTGTCTTGCAGTTCTCGGCGAGTCACTTTTCCATATTCGGCTTCACCGAAATGTTCGTCCACCTTAGCAGACTTTACCAGAACTAGGGCAGTTCCAGCCGTTGACGTTAATTGCTGGCGCTGGACGGTCATGGATCGCAATTGCTGCTGAATGGCGCCGCACGCTCCTATTTTGAACTGCCCGCCGATGCGTACCGGGTACTTTGCGTAACCCTTGCTGCTCAGATATTCTTTGCAAAGGCGGTTAGCGGCTTCCAGCAGGCGCTCCATCATCTGTACTGCGAGTTCCACGTCAGATTTATATCCCTTAAAGACCAGCTTGCAACCGCGCATCTTCGTGCGCTGGCCTTCGCGCCCGTTCTCTTTCGCCTTACCGGACATGCGATAGTCCATATCGGCCCATTCGCGGGATGACTGGCAGTCGTTATACTGCGCGACGGCGACGGCCAGGGTATCGATATACGACGGCAGCGCGGCATAGGCGCGGGTAACGTCCATCGTTGCAAACTCTTCCGGCGCACGGTCGCCGATATCGTACTCGTCCAGCTGATGCTTGTCCATTAACTTGCGGGCGCGGGATGCCGCGATTGCCGCCTCGTTCGGGCTGCTGGCGTCTGCTGCCATGCGCAAGAGCTTGGCAATGCGGTCTTTGATTAATTCCAGTGCGGTGAAGTCCATTTTAGCTCCATTCTAGGTTAGTTATACTGGTAAAACCCCGTCTAGCGGGGCGTTTGGATTACTTAAGTGCTGCTTTCACTTCTTCGATAAACAGCAGCATATATTTCTGTCGATCCTTGCCGCGAAGTGGCGTACCGACTTTTCCGCCCTTGTAAAAATTATACTGCCACCAGCTGCCGTCTTTTTGCTGCACTACGCGTTTGACTGCGATGGGCGTGCAGTGTCTCGATTCCGACTGAAATACCATTGCGCCTTTAATCGTAAAGCTGCTGAAGTCGATCATCTTATTTCCATTCTCGGTTGACTTGCGTTTGCACTTCCAATACAAGAATTATATACCAGCTATTTTAAAAAGGAAGTGCTTTCCAGAAAATAAATGAAATTAATTAGGCCAGCCCTGTGAGGCCACTACGGCGACCACAAAGATGACGATTATTGCGGTAGCGTGCTTATGCATTTTCTGCCTTCGAATCTGGGAAGAATTTAGCGAAGCACTCCGGGTGCAATCCTTCGCCGTGCTTTCCTACGCATAAGGGGCAATTGCCGGTTGCTGCCGCGTGCGCAGCGACGAATCGGAGGGGATCGGCGACCGCTACCAGCACGAGGACGGCAAGCCCGGCAGAACACTCTAGGGCTGGTTTAAATCGCCCTTCGCCTAACTTGCCCAGGTACGTTTCTCCCTCTTTAGCGTAAATGTAGCCAGAATTAAGGCTTATGTAGCTTGCAGGGAAGAAATTAAAGTCACGACCGTCAACCCAAAGACGGATACTAGGACTCTTAACGCCATTGCGCGTTGCTGTTTTGAACGCTTCGAAGAAGGCCGCGTAAGTCTCGTCTGGCGTAATTCGTTCGCGCTTGGAACGCACTGCCGATACCGAGAGCGTATTTTCAGACTGATATTTCGCCTCGTGCATCTGCGCAAAGCTCAACGACCCTTTACGCATCACCGTCGCCCGCAAGTCCAGCGCGAAATCAGCAGCGCCCGGCGCGTTCCACCAATCAGCTATACCAGGATTGTTTATTTCGAAGCCACCCAAATTAGCGATTGCGATTTGCTCGCGGCGAGTCTCGTTCGCCTCGTTCCGTGCAGCCCGCTTTTCCGGCGACGACTTAAACTCTTTAGTGCCAGCTCCGCCGCACGAGAAACAGTTCTGAGTTCCGTGCCATTTGCCGGTTCCTCTGCACTTTTCGCATCGTGATACATAAATTTTCGTAGCCATATCGTTCCCTTTCTATTCATTCTGAGCATTAAAGCTATAGGATATATTATTTCCAGAACGTCGTAAAGCTATATCAGATAGACCGCTTTCTGATCCACTTCTGTATCTATCCTACTTTCGATAAAAAATCAACAGCTTTTTTCTGTTCGGTGTAGTAATATCGCGGGGAGAATCCTATAATGCACGATACGCCAACCCGGAACATAAATAATGCAGACCATCAAAAACGCAATACGCCGCCTCTTAGCGCCTTGGAAAGTTAAAGAGGATGGCGTTGCCGCGCCGACGACAAAGCCGCACTGGCTAGACCCTATGGATACGGTCGCCCGGTCTAGCGGCTGGGAAGCGTCGGAGGTCGTGCCATTAAAGAACATTAACGAGTTCCCTGTTTACGACCGATTCGATAGAGTCCTCGTCGGCGACTCTGCTAACGTCCCGGCGTCGGTCAAGGCGTCGGTGATGGACGATATGAACGTGGGCAATGCAGTCCCAACTGGCGGCGACGCAATCGCGCCTATGCTGCAAGGCTGGTATTCGTCGCAAAGCTTTATCGGGCATCAGGCATGCGCAATTATCTCGCAGCATTGGCTGGTGGATAAGGCTTGCTCGATGTCTGGTGAGGATGCGGTGCGCAACGGCTGGATCATCAAAGCGAAAGGCAGCGACGAGGCGTTATCCAGCGAAACGCATGACGAATTGACCGGATACGATATGCGGTTTAAACTGAAAGAGCAGCTTGCGGAATTCAACCGATTTAAAAATATTTTCGGAATCCGCGTGGTGATCTTCCAGGTGAAAAGCGACGATCCGCTATACTACGAAAAACCGTTCAACGCGGACGGCATTACAGAAGGATCGTACACAGGCATTTCTCAGGTAGACCCTTACTGGATGATGCCGATGATGACGTCAGAGTCCACAAACGACCCTTCGAACCCGCACTTTTACGAGCCTGAATTCTGGGTCATCAGCGGAAAGAAATATCACCGCACGCACCTTATCATCTCTCGCGGCCCGCAGCCACCGGACATTCTCAAGCCGACATATATTTTCGGCGGAATCCCTCTGACGCAACGGATTTACGAGCGGGTCTACGCCGCAGAGCGCACGGCGAACGAAGCCCCTTTGCTGGCGATGAATAAGCGCACGACGGCTATTCACGTAGATATGGACAAAGTAGTCCTGAACGAAAAGTCGTTCATGGACAAGCTTGCCGTATGGCTGCGATTCCGAGATAACCACGCCGTGAAAGTTCTTGGCAAAGACGAGGCCATGGAGCAGTTCGATACGTCGCTGGCAGACTTCGATTCCGTCATCATGAACCAGTATCAGCTTGTCGCGGCGATATCGAAGACTCCAGCGACAAAGATTCTGGGTACGTCTCCGAAAGGCTTTAACGCTACCGGCGAGTTTGAGGCGAAGTCGTATCACGAGGAACTGGAATCCATTCAAGAAAACGTAATGCATCCGTTTTTGGAGCGCCATTATCTAATCCTTAGCCGCAGTTTGGGGATGAAAGAAACTCTCATCATCGTTTGGGAGCCTGTGGATTCCGTCAGCACGAAAGAGCAAGCGGAACTGAACGATAAGAAGGCCGACACGGACACTAAGAACGTCGCCCTGGGCGCGGTATCTCCTGACGAGGTGCGTAGCCGCCTGCGCGACGATAAGAATTCAGGCTACAACCGCCTTACCGACGACGACGCGAATGCTACGCCGGGCGAGTCTCCAGAGAATATCGCAGCCTTCGAAAAAGCAGGCGCGGCGTCTACCGGAGCAGAGGGGCAGGCGCAACGTGGGCAAGCGTCCATTATTACGGCGAACGAAAAGACGGATGCGCCGATGCCGACCGACGAAGCCCCGAACGACGAAGCGAACCCGGCCACGGCAGTGTCCGTGCCGACGACCTCGACCGCAGCGCGAACCGATCTAGTATCGGAGGGGCTGCGCACGCTAGCTGATGCACTTATGGCCATCATAGAAAACAAAGTCGTTGAAGGCCAGGACTTGCCGCAGCATTCGGCGTCTTCAATAACGCGAACGACTACGCCGGGCATTGCAGGCAGTACAGCCCCTTCGATTGCTGGCGCTGGCAACCTGATTCCGACGATGGATAAATACAAACTGCCTAAGATGAAAGTCGGTGGCATGGTAATCGCAGTCGAAAACCCTCGCGGCTCTATCCGCGCAGGCCAAGGAATCGATGGCCCGTGGCAGTCGAAAATGAATAACCATTACGGCTTTATTCGCGGCACTAACGGCGCTGACGGCGAAGAAATGGACTGCTTTATCGGCCCGAACCTAAAGGCGCAAACCGTCCACATAATCAACCAGAACGACACAGAATCTGGCGAGTTCGACGAACATAAAATCATGATCGGTTTCGATTCGCCAGAGGCCGCTAAAGAGGCATATCTGTCCGCCTATTCGAAAGACTGGGGCGGCTTCGATTCCATGCACTCCATCGATATGGCGTCGCTCAAGACCTGGCTGAAAATGGGTGATATGGAAAACGCTTTTTCGATGGACTCGTAAATGGCCTTCTCTGCATCCAAAAAGCGCGAGACTAAATTAAAAGGGCCGACCGTGAAAGGTCGCCTTTTAATCCCCAGTGCAGTGGTGGAACGCTGGTACGAAAAGCAAATGAACGCTGTTACGCACTCCATGATCGAGGACTACCGTGAGCAGGTAAAGGCCGCTCTGGATCGTAGTCAGGTGAAAACGTTCTTTGCTGAAGACTCGTCAGTATCGTCCATCTTCGCGGCAATCTTTGCTCGCATGAACGAGAAATGGACTCGCGTTTATCAGGGATTTGCCACTAAGACCGCTAAGGAATTCGTGGACAAGTCCGAGCAGCACGCCGATGCGTCCACGCTATTCAGCCTAAGTACTATGGGAGTGCAGCAGCCTACGAAGGCATATAACGCTAACGTGGCGAATACTCTGGCGGCATCAGTCAATTTTAACCATACTTTGATTACCGGAATCCAGAAGGAAGTCCACGAAAAAATCCATACGGCAGTAATGCTTTCCCTTACGTCGCCCGATCCGGCGCAGCAAGGGCAATCCGGCATCGAAAGCGCGCTTAAGGAAGTGTCCGGATTCTCTAAAAAGCGAATCGAACTTATCGCAATCGATCAGAACAGTAAGTTGTATTCCGCTCTGAGCGACGAGCGAATGTTGCAGAATGGTATCGAAGAATTCGAATGGGCGCACTCGTCGGCGGGCAAGACGCCGCGCCCTTCGCACGTTGCCAAAGACGGTATGATTTTCAAGCTTAACGACCCGCGACTGTGGGAAGGCCCGAAGGCAGACCAAGGCCCGCCCGGCTGGGCGATCCGTTGCCGATGCAGAAAACTGCCGGTAATCACTTAATAGGAGTTTATTAAATGCCATTATCAAAAGGGACTGGAAGCGCAGCCCGCGAAGAGAATGTCAAGCGAGAAATAGCCGCAGGCAAAGACCCAAAACAGGCCGTTGCGATAGCGTATTCTCAGCAGCGAAAGAATAAAGCCAGCGATAGCATGAAGCCTATGATTAAATCGCTGATAACCAAAATCAACAGAATAATTGGTATTGCCAATAAATGAGGAATGCTCATGGAATATACGTCTGAAGACGAAACGAAATCAGTATCGAAGCGCATAAAAGAAATTGCCATCGATATGTACGATTTTTTCCTTACCTGCGCGTTTTTTAAGCGCCGCCTGGCATTCTTCGATCTTGCGATCATACTTTTAATGTTTTATATCTGATGCGGGCGCGGCGAATTGATGTTTGCCGCGCCTGTTTTCGCCCCGGATATAGCGGATTCGGGTTTTCGAAAGTGCGGATTCTAAAAAATCGGATATTTCTTTTCGCTTTATAATCAAGGACTTGCCGCGTTATTTTCGAATATCGTTTTTCTAGAGGGTTTCGCAAGAGCATAGGAATAGAAAGCTATCTACTTTAGTTATTCTGTAGATATTTAGATATTTAGATAATATACAGATAAAAAGGTATTAATAACTATATAAAACAACGACTTGCGGCAATACCCAAGTTTGTATCGGTTTATTCCCTCAGAAATATTCCGGTATTTTAGAATATGTACCTAACTCCATTAATATCGCGGCTGAATATATCGATTAACTCGCGGCAAATTACCGAATAAAGTTTTTAATAAATCTGTTGCCTGCAATAAGACAACCGCATATACTCCTACAGATAATATTCATGGGTTCGAACATAATGCCAAGCCAGCGCAAGCAAGACGAAAACGGATTCCTCTTAGTTAAAGGCTGCCCTATTTCGTCATTCGGCATTTTTGATTACAGCGCCGGTCAGCTTGGCCTGCCGGGCGACCCAAACCGCATCGTAAAAGTTTTCCGTCCAGAGTCGGCAGTCAGCGACTTATCGGCCATCGAAAGCTTTAAAGACGTTCCGCTCATCAACGATCACGAAATGCTGTCTGGTTTGCAAAACGACGAGACGGCCACCGCACCTGAAGAGTACGGAGTATCCGGCGTCCTCACGGCGAACGTATATTACGAAGCCCCATGGATGCGCGGCGATATCAAAGTATTTTCACGCGATATGCAGGCGGCGCTGGCGTCGGGCAAAAAAGATTTGTCGTTGGGTTATTCCTGCGACTTCGAATTAACGCCGGGCGTGTGGAACGGGCAACCTTACGAGGTAGTCCAAACCAACATGCGCGGTAATCATATCGCTCTGGTGGATGAAGGTCGTGTCCCCGGCGCGAAAGTGTTGGATGGTCTGATTTTCGACCATCTTAATTTTGCTGTAAGACCATCCGATAAAAGGAATGATAACATGACCATCAAGGCCACCAAAGGCAAAGCGAATCCGAACCGTAAAGTGGTTCTGGATAACGCCGTTGCCCAGTTGCAAGCTTTGCTGCCAGCGCTCCAGGAGTTTTTGGGCGAGGAAGCAAAAGAACCCGAGCACCAAGGCGGCGAAGCAGGCGCGGCAGCAGGCAATACCGCTGCGACCGACGACCCGCTGGCAGGCGAGGCCGCAGCGGGTGCGGAAGGGGTAGCAGCCCCGGCAGGAACGGAAGCCGTAGCGGCCCCGGAAAACACGGCAGGCGAGGCGGGCGAATTGCCGCAGCTGATCGCGCAAGTCGAAGGCGTTCTCGCTCAGATCAAAGCTCTGTGCGCTGGTTCCGCAGGTGATGAGGGCATGAATGGAACCACAAACGAAACCCAAGGAGTCAACGGAACCGTTGACGAAGGTGCAGCGAATGCGGCTGGTGAAAGCCAAGCTGAAGCTCAAAACGCAGCCGACGCCGAAGCTGGTTCAGCTGGCGAGGGTCAAGGCAAAGCATCGGCAGGCCCAGCGGCAGGCATTAACGCGCAAGCAAAAGACAGTGCAGTATCTGCTTTCTATGCTGATCTTGCTGTTAAGGATAGCGTCTACAACCGGCTGTCTTCGGTTGTTGGAGCCTTCGATTGCAAGACTATGGATGCACGTCAAGTTAGTGCTTATGGCGTGAAAAAACTCGGCTTGAAATGCGCTGATGGCATGGAAGTCGTTACCCTGGACGCGTACCTGACCGGCATCGCCGTAGGCCGCAAACAACAAACCCAAGTCGTCAAAGCCGCTGCCGCTGATTCCGCATCGGCAAACAGCGAAATGGACGCATATCTGAAAGGCGCAAAATAATGCAACGCACTGTCCAACGTCAATACTCCACCGGTATTCCTGGTGAAATCGTCCGCGATGGCCCGCAGCGCCTCAAGCCTGCCCGCATCGCGCCACTGGCCACGACCATCCTGTCGGCAGCGAACCCGAATGCAATGTCGCGTGCGTTCGGTTACTTCGGCAACACGGCCACTACCGACCCGACGAAATCGGCCATTGCGCCTTACGTGCAAGTCGGTGGCCCGAACTTCTATGGCGTCCTGGCGCATCCGAAACATCACGTTTTGGTCGGCACCCGTACTGGCGGCACGCTCGCCCCTTCGCTGAATCTGCCGGATGAAGTCAACGCCGAATTCGCCGATATGGCGATCATGATCGTGGAATTGTTCAACGAAACCACGGCCACGAAAAATGTGTCGTTCGGTGACGGCTTGGCATACGTGCCAAGCAACATCGCTGGCGCTGACAATCCGCTGGCGCTGCCTTTCGGCGCTATCGTTTCGTACCCGGCAGCAGGCGCGGCACCAACCGGCTTCGTCGTCATCAAAAACGCTCGTGTGACCAATCCAGTATCGACAGCGGCTTCGGCGCTGGGCGCTCTGGTTTCGGCTTACACCATCGTTCAACTCACGCAATAAGGGGCCATAAATGAGCCGTAAAATCACCGAAACTCATTCGTATCTGGCGCCGCGTAACGTTCGCCCGTTCGACTTGAAAGCAGTCACCGACTCGGCAGTAAAAGCGCTGACCAAAATCGGTATCGTTCTGGACAGCGCCATGGTGCGCGAACAAATCCAGTTGCTGGGCGTATCCGCAGGTGGCAAGACCGTCATGGATTCGAACTTTGCGCCGATGTCCACCACGCCTTCGATGGCGACGCCTATCCAGTTCCTGCAAGCATGGTTGCCGGGCTTCATCAAGATCATTACCGCAGCACGTAAGATCGATGACGCAATCGGCATCAAAACCGTCGGCTCGTGGGAAGATGAAGAAATCGTCCAGGGCATCGTGGAGCCTGCCGGCACCGTGACCGAATACGGCGACTTCACGAACATTCCGCTGGCAAGCTGGAACGTGAATTTTGAACGTCGCAGTATCGTGCGCGGTGAAATGGGCATGGCCGTTGGCCTGCTGGAAGAAGGCCGCGCTTCGGCGATGCGTCTGAATTCCGCCGACACCAAGCGTCAAGGCGCGGCAGTTCAACTGGAAATCTTCCGCAATGCGGTCGGCTTCTACGGCTGGAATACGGGTAAAAACCGAACGTTCGGCCTGTTGAATGATCCGAACCTGCCAGCCTACATTTCGTCGTCCACGACTGGCTGGGCCGGATCGACCTTCCAGCAAATCACCGGCGATATCCGTATGGCAATCGTCCAGCTGCGCGTTCAATCGCAGGATCAAATCGATCCTGAATCTGTTGATATCACGATGCTGCTGCCTACCGGCAAAGTCGATTTCCTGACGGAAACCACCGACTTCGGTATCAGCGTGCGCGACTGGTTGAAACAGACCTATCCGCGTGTTCGCATCGTATCTGCACCGGAACTGAGCGGCGCAAATCCTGGCGGCACTCCTGGCGACGACGTGATGTATCTGTACGCGGAAGAAATTTCTTCGTCCATCGACGGTTCGACCGATGGCGGCGAGACTTTCGCCCAGCTGGTGCAGACGAAGTTCATGACCCTGGGCGTTGAAAAGCGCGCAAAGTCGTACGTCGAAGACTACGCGAATGCTACCGCAGGCGTGATCTGTAAGCGTCCGTGGGCCGTGGTACGCGTTACCGGCATCTAATGCCGTGCAAGTGAAGTAAAACGGATGGGCGGCAATATTATCGCCGCCCATTAAACCCGATTAGATAGGCTGTAGGGGCTTAATCTGACGTAAATAACGAGGACTACACGACATGAAATATATTCTTTCCACGATGGCTAACTCCATCAATTATCGCACTTACAAAACATCGGGTCAAATCCCAGTCGTTGTGGATGCAATCATCATCCACGGCGGCGCACGCACCCCAAGCGCCACCAGCGGCTTTGGCGACCGTGTAGACGGCGGATCGCAGCCACTCTGGACGGCGCAGGGCGTCGTAACGAAGGTCACGGACGAGCAATACGCCAGTCTGATGCTGCATACGCTCTTCAAAAAGCACCTGGACGCGAACCGCGTAAAAATCCTGGACGACAACATCGCCGGAAACCACAGCGCCATCATCAAAGAAACGCGCTCGATGGAATGCACGGACAAATCCGACCAGCTGACGCCATCGACGGTAAAGCAAAGCATCGCCGTGAAGACCAACCACCACATGCAGTCCGACACGCAATTCAGTCTGTAACCTAAAAGGCCGACGCTATGCAGTATGACGAAGAAAAATTCAGATTGCAGTTCCAAGAGTTCGCCGATCCGGTCGCGTATCCATCGATCATGATCGAATTGTATTGGGATTTAGCGTCGGCCTTTATCGATACGGTGGATTGCCCATTCCGAATGCTCAATGGAAAGGCGCTAGTCGCGGCAGTAAACATGCTCGCCGCGCACTTGCTGATTATCGGCCAGCGTCAAGGCGCAGGCCCGAACGGCAGCGGAACGCCGGGCGGCGAGCAGGGCGGGTTCGAAACGAGCGCAACGGTAGGAGACGTAAGCGTGGCGAAGCTTGCACCCCCTGCAAAAGACGGATGGGAGTGGTGGCTGGCATCTACACCTTACGGGCAAATGCTCTGGGCGCTACTCGGCATCATCGGAGTTGGCGGAACCAGCATTGGCGGACTGCCAGAGCGTGAAGCGTTCCGCAAGGTGGGCGGGGCATTCTTTTGAATCCCGGCTCTAACCTTTTGCGGCAGGCTCTGAGACTCATAAAGCCGACTGATATCACAATCGAGACTTTTAAGGCGCGCACGCTAAACAGGGCGCGGCAGTGGGTTAGCGAATACAACCCGCCGCTGACTATCAAAGCATCTGTCCAGGCCGTTCCACGCAATAAATATATCGAGTACGGCCTGGAGTTCCAAAAGAATTACATCAAAATTTACGCAATGAGTAATCTGGTAAATATTCACCGCGATTCTTCCGGCGATAAATTTACCTACAAAGGGCGACATTACCAACTGGAAGGCCAGAACGCATGGTTTGATATGGACGGTTGGGTGTCTTGCATAGCCGTGGAAGTGCCTCTGGACTCATAAAATGACCGAACTTGACGACCTGGAATTAATAGATGCAGTTTCAACCCAGCTTGAGGCCGCTATGGCCGTCAAGTGGGGCTTTATCGTCATCCAAAAACACAATCTTACGCAAGAGGGAATACCAGCCGCCCCGACTGTATTTTTCGAAAAGCTTTTTGATGACGCTTACGGCTGGCCGATGACTAAACGCACTCCAGACGCAGAGAATAAAATCTTCACAGACGTAACCATGCAGCTTTGGGAGGCTACTTTCCAGATCAGCGCGATGGTGCGTCAAGTCGAAACCGATCTTGCGCTGCCGTCTGCATCGGACGTTGCGCAGCATCTTAAAATGTTCCTGCAAACCCCTACGGTCATGCGCAGACTGCGCGCCATGGGAATCGGACTTCTTCGCGTTACGAATGTACGGAACCCTTACTTTCAAGATGATCGAAACCAAATCGAGGCAAACCCTAATTTCGATTTGGTAGTGACTTATAACCGTACCATTTCCATGACGACGCCGGGAACGGATAAGGTTGTCGCGCAGCTTGTGCAGGTCGTTGTATGACGTCCATGATTCAGCGCCATATCGACGCGCTGAAGAAGCTTAAAGGGCGCTCTGTAGAGGCGGGCTGGTTCGCCTCTGCGCGGTACGGATCAGGCGCAGGCGGAAGCCCCGGCCAGTCCGTGGCATCCGTCGCCCGCATACAGGAGTTCGGCGCAACTATCCGCAAAACAAGCTCTAAAGGAACGTCGTACACGGTTATAATACCTGCGCGGCCCTTCATGCGATTGGCTTGGAAGAACTTTCAGAATGACCGCGTAAAGATTCAGGACAAGATTGCCAAAGACCTTATTTCTGGAAAAATAAACGCAGATCAGGCACTTGGTCAAATCGGTACAGCGCTTGAAAACAGCATCGTAAGAAGCATAAGAAATGGGGGATGGCAAGCGAATTCCCCGCATACCATTCGGGCTAAAGGCTTCGATAAACCGCTAATCGATACTGCGCATATGTGGCAATCGGTAAGCAGCATCATCACTTAAACAGGAGTTACAACCGTGATTAATCAATCCCGTTACGTTTTAATTACTTCGGGCGTGGGGGCTGGCGCAGTAGTCGCGGCCCGTAAGCTCATCTTGCGCCTCATCACGCAGAGTGGCGCAATCCCTCCAGGAATTGTAGCAGAGTTCGGAAACCCGGAATCGGTCGGCGCATATTTTGGCATGACCTCGGAAGAATACCGCCGCGCGCAGGCGTATTTCGGCTTCATCAACAAGAGCATTAAAAAACCGGAAATGATCAGCTTTGCCCGCTTCGTGAGCGCGGATATCGCGCCTATGATCATCGGCGATTCCGACAAGAAAGATGGCCGATTCACGGGCGTAACGGCTGGCACTTTGACTCTGGCCGTAGGCGGCGCTCCTATCGTGGTTTCCGCAGTGAATACTTCCACGGCCACGAACCTCACAGAAGTGGCCGCGCTGATCCAAACGGCAGTTCGTGCGGCGCCAGGCGCAAACGTACAACTTGCAACCGCAGTCGTCACGTTCAATACGAACACGAACCAATTTATTTTGGCTGGCGGCGTAGTAGGTTCCGGCACGATCACCCCTACTCCAACCGGAACGCCTGCCGACCTAGCGCCACTACTTGGCTGGGTGGGTAATGGTATGGTGACGACTGCCGGGCAGGTTGCCGATACGCCAGCCGTAGCTGTCGCAAAAAGCGCAAGCATCAGCAACAATTTCGGTTCGTTCGCATTCTGCAATGGAACTGCGCCGCTGGCTAATTCGGATATTGCGGATATCGCTTTGTGGAACCATTCGCAAAACAATATGTATCTGTACAGCGTAATCACGCTGCGCAGCAACATGGCCGCGCTTTACGCTCTGGTTAAGGGTTACTCCGGTTGCGCGATTAACATTTCCTCGTCGCCGCTGTCCACCGACTTCATCGAGCAAAGCCCGTGTGAAATTATGGCATCCACAGACTACTCGCGCCCTGCCGCTGCGCAGAACTATATGTTTTATCAGTTCGGCGCTCGCACCGTTACTGTTACGGACGATGCAGGTGCTAACCTCGCCGACGCAAGCCGCTGCAACTATATCGGCGTCACGCAAGCGGCAGGCCAGCCCCTGGCGTTCTACCAGCGCGGCGTCTTGTGCGGCGATGCTACGGCGGCGACTGATATGGGCGTCTACTCCAATGAGTTGTGGCTCAAGTCCGACATCACGGCCAGCCTGTTTTCGCTGTTCTTGGCGATGCCTATCGTGCCTGCTGATATCCAAGGGCAGGGCCAGATTCTGGCAGTCATCCAAAGCTCCATCGATAAGGCCCGTGATAACGGCGTGATTTCAATCGGCAAAACTCTGATCGTGATCCAAAAGCAGTACATTACGGCCATCAGCGCGGACGAAAATGCATGGCGTCAAATCGCCACCATCGGCTACTGGCTGGACGTGAATTTCACGAGCGCCCCGAACCCGAACAGCGGCATTGTCGAATGGCAAGCGAACTACGTTTTGCTGTATGCTAAGAAAGATTCCATCCGCAAAGTCGTCGGCAGCAACATCCTGATCTAACGCAATTCGCGGCAAGTTGCATGTTGCTTGCCGCGTTCTGCCAGGCTATAATAAACAACACAAGGAGTAGTTAAATGATTAATATTTCCGGCTTCGGCCTGCTGGCCATCGTGACGGCATCGGCCTCGTTCCCAACGGGCTTTTCCGTTGCGGATTTTGCCGACGATGCCGACCCTTTGGATTCGCCTGATCTGGTCGCTGCTGATACCGCGTTCGGCCTGAATGGCGACATGCTGGTGTGGACTCGCCCAGCAGGTATCGAAATCGTTTTGAACGTCATCCCGACGAGCGACAGCGATTCGAATCTGGCCGTATTGCTGGACGCAAACCGCGTCGGCAAAAACAAATCGAGCGCACGCGATCAGGTCGGAATGGTTATCACCTATCCGAACGGAATGATTGCAAACTTGAGCAAGGGCGTGATTATCTCAGGCGCGATCCTGCCCAACGTCGCATCGGCTGGCCGCATGAAAACGCGACTGTACCGCTTCCGCTTTGAGCAAGTAAGCAAGAGCGGCGGGCAATAATGTTAGCGATTCCGCTGACTCCAGTTCCGAATCAGTCCATATCGTTTAATGCGGACGGGGCATATTGGCAGGTTAGAGTTTATCAAGCCATAAGCCATATGTACGCCGATATCTCCAGGAATGGGGTTAAGCTTATGGATGGCGTTCGGTGCTTCGGCGGAATCGCTTTAATGCCGTATTCTTACATGCATACTCCGAATTTCGGCAACCTGATTTTTGACGAAGATGCCGACTGGACTAATTTTGCGTCCTCTTGCAATCTGTATTATTTGAGTGCCGCAGAGTTTGCGGAATTCCAGGCAAGTTCACTTTTGAGCGTTACCGTATAATGGCTATATCGACACTGCAAGTGGACGAGAATAATGACCTGTTCTTACCGAATGGTCGATCAATTAACGTCCTTTCAGGAGCAGATGCGTGCGTACAGGATATGCGCCAAGCATGCCTTATGCGCCTGAAAGAAAATCCGTACAGCCAGACGGACGGGGTGGATTTTCTTGGCGTAATTTTTGCCGCACAGCGCGATTACGGCGCGGCGCGGCGATCCCTTTCGATTGCAATTCTCAGCGTTCCCGATACGATTAGTATCGATTCCTTAGATATCACCATCGATGGCGATATCTTTAATTATGAGGCCAAAGTCGTCACGATCTACGGTCTATTACTTGTGAGTAAATAAAATGAACGAAAACAAAGTGCAATTTTCGAATGGCGTTCTTGTATCGGCGCAAGACTTCCGCCCCATCGCGCAAGCCCCTTTGCCATCCTACACCCTGCATGAAGAGACTAAAGCAGAGCCGTTTCAAGATGTCGGCCTTGCAGAGCGCTTGCCTACCCCTGCACCCGTTTCCGCAGAACCTGCCCCTGCGCCCGTTGCCGTCGAGCCTGCCACGGAAGCGCCTGCTTCGGATGCGGTAGCGAAGCCGGCAGCAAAAGTCGCAGCGAAGGCGTAATATGATCGACATCAGCGGATTCGGGGCGAGCATAACCGTGCTGGCAGTTCAGTCATTCCCGGTCGGATTTTCTCTGTCCCAGTTCGCTGACGATCAAGACCCGCTTGCCGTCGAAGATATCGAAGCAACCGCTTATGAAATGCTCATGGATGGTTCCATCTTTATCTTCGATAAGGCAGTGCCGGTAAAACTGATGGTGGCTGTTATTCCAGGCAGTAGCGACGACATAAATTTGAAAATACTATTGCAATCACGCAAGGGCGCGGCCTCTATCATTCCGCTGCCTGATGTTACGTCGATGGTGATATCGTACCCGGACGGCGGCAAGGTAATTTTCACGAACGGAAGCATTATCAAAGGCCCGCTTGCAGATAGTATTCAGTTGAGCGGGCGTAAAAAAGGGAACGTCTATACGTTCGTCTTCGGCAGCTTCTCTGGTGCCCAATCTGCCAAACAGGTCATATCTGGATTGGTTCAAACTTTTACGAGCCTTCTGTAATGGCATCCAGCGCATTATCGAGCCTGTTTTCGCGGGCCACTTTCAAAATATCAAAGGGAGCGGCATCCTCTGTCGTCGCCCCTAATTTAAAAATAATAAAAGTCACGATCAAGCTTTCGTCCACGGCAATGCGCCACGCCAACGAGGACGGAACTACCACAACAGACACTCGCATCATCAAGCCTGCGATGGTCGCCATAGACGCCTATTGCCCAGATATGGATACCATTAATCAGGTTAATGCAATAATGCTGGATCGTGAGTCTCAATATTCAGTATCCAGTCGCGGCATTACTATTGACGGCCTTCTGCCCCTGAGTGAGAACGCAAGGCAGACGCCGGAAGTTCTCACAGCCACACCAGTTCGAATCAGCTTCAAAAGCGTGCCGACAGATAGTAAGCCGTCCGCAATTCTAGGTCAGTCCGCAGATTCCACGATAGTAAATCGCGGCATGGTTCTGGTGAATAACGCAAAGCAGAACGTCGCCGAACTATCCGCGAAAGTAAAGGCTGGAGTGGATCAAGTAAAAGGATTAATAGGTGGCTAACTCAATCTTATCATCAATCTTCGGAAAGTCCGCAACGTCGATAACGAATGATGCAACTGGCCGAGCCATGTGGGCGCGTTTTAAGATTCGGGACGTGGAGGTGTTGGCATCGTCCGAGACGACGGAATCCCCGATATCATCTATCCAGTATGCTCAGCAGGGTGCATACATAAGCCTTTTGGCGGAAGACATTAAAGCCGCAAAGGTCATAACGCCTTCCGGCATGCGAATTACTGGATTTGTAGAGGACGTATCTACGCTTACTTCCATGCAGGGTGACTTTAACGATCAGACTCTGACGATATCAGTATCCGCTAAATCGTTCATCGTAGCAAATATGATGCCGGTGGAAATGGAAATATCGCAGGCTGGCGATATGCTAGGCGCAAGCAAAGTGGTCATGCTGATGGAGCAGGCCGCGCCTCCGACGCCCGCAGGATTCGACCCGGCGCAGTCCGCAGACGCTCCGACATACGGCGCACGCATACAGACGCCCCCTACCCTTACGGAGTCTGCCAAGACCCTATATAATCGCATATCCACCAAGCTAGGAATAACATGAACATTACCCTCCCGAACGGCGAGACGCGCCAAGTCACCATTTCCCATTTCCCTGCGCTGGACGGCTGGGAAATTCAGCATCGCTTCGTGGAATTCGCGGCAGCTACAGACCGCCATTCGCGCCGGGAATTCACGATGGAAGTCCTGAGCTATGCCACCATCAAAATCGGCACAAACGACATGCCACTTTCCACCGACGCGCTTATCGATAACCATCTTCGCAGCTGGGAGAATATACGCGAAGTCTTCGAAGCCGTCCTGTCGTTCAACGGAATCGATCCGAAGACGCACGCTAACCAGCCGCGCCATTGGGCGGAAGTCGGCGAGCAAATGGCCGTTGCGTTCTTCGCGGCGGCGTCTGGATTACTTGGCCCTGCGCTGGAATCGATTAACGCCGTCAACAAGGAATAATCCATGGCTGATGAAATGGATAAATTCGTTCTACAATACACCGTAGAAATGAAGGACGCCATCGAGCGTCTGGAAAAGCTTAATCAAAAAGTGGAAAGCGTCGTAAAGACGAATTCCAATCTTAAGCGCCAATTCGAAGAACTATCCAGGGGTGCCGTTGACGAGCTAGGCAAGGTGGTTCCAGGTGTGGATAAAGTATCCGCAGCAGTAAAACTTATGTCCGGCGAGTTTGCAATTGCCACGCTGGCCGTCGCAGCGCTCGCGGCAGGCATTAAAGCGACGATGGCTATGCGCGAGCAATATAACACGCAGCGCGTACAGGGGATGGAGACTGGCGTGTCAGGTATTCGTATCGAGGACTACCAGAGAAAGATAGCAAAGGCGTCTGCTGGAACGGTAAGCCGCGACACTACCATCGGCGAAGTTAAGAAGTTCAGCGAAATGATAGGAGCGGCATACGCTGATCCTACGCGCATGGGCACGCAATCGAAGCAGCTTAAAATGCTGGGCATCGATCCAGGCCAGCGCGGCAAAGGCTCCACGTCCACAAACGATGCATTATCATCGCTCGCAACCACGTTCGCAGGTAAGTCGTCGTCCGACGTGCAGGGCTTGGCAAAAAGCATCGGAATGTCTCAAGACTTCGCGCTTGCGCTTCAAAAGGTCGGGCCTGAAATCGGCAAAATAACTACACTCACTGAAGAGGAAATTAAATCCCGCATCGGCGCTGAGGCATCCGTGACCGGATTTAACAAAGCCATCACGGATATGAACGAGCAGTTCCGTGCGGCGTCCAACGTTCTGGGGCAAGAGTTAATCCCGTTCCTGACTAAGCTTACGGAAATGTTCGCCGGTATTGCCGGTTCGATACCTGCTGTGGCAAAAGGAGTTAAAAAAGAACTTGCGCCACAGCAGGGTGAACGAATTAAGCCTTTATGGGAGAAGGCCATACACTTTAACCCATTCAATGCCGAAACATATATCACCACATATAAGGCAATAAAGGGTGCTGTGTCTGGAGTGCAAGAGGCGCAGGCGGCGAAGGCCCATCTTGCAACACCAGAAGGTCAAAAGGCGGCGGAAAAGAGCAACAAGGCGGCAGATAAATTAGTTTCAGGTCTTGACGAAATAAATAAGCAAGGTCTTGCAACCGCCACAGAAATGAGCCTCGCCGTGAATATGTTCGCAGGGGCCGTATCATCGTTTGCTAACGCTATTGACGAGAAGCAGGTGTGGGCGGCATGGGCGGGTGAAATAGGCAAAGCCGCTTCGATGACGAACACGGAAGACCCGATGGACGTTCAGGCGCAGCTTGCGAAGCAAATGAACGGCAGCAACGGCGCAGGATACGAACGATCCACCGATAAGTATGATGCTATTTTCCGTGCAGAGGGTAAACGTAACGGTGTGGATGCCGACTTGCTCAAGCGCGTGACGAAAGTAGAAAGCGGATTTAATCCTAATATCGTAAGTGGCGCGGGCGCAGTCGGCCTTATGCAGCTTATGCCAGCCAACAATAAAGCGCTCGGTGTGACGAACGCAAAAGACCCCGCGCAGAATATAGCGGGCGGCGCTAAACTGCTGGCGATGGAAATAAAAGCTGCTGGTGGCGATATCCGAGAAGGGCTTATGCGCTATCACGCTGGCCCGGACAAGTCGGGATGGGGGCCGTTGACTCGTGCATACCCGGATAAGGTGTTAGGAAGCGGCGTAGCGGTCGGGAAACAGGGCAAGGCTGCGATTGCGGACGGTATCCCTACCGGCGACAAGGGCGGGCAGTCGGACGCAGCAGCGGGCGTTAAAACGGCCCGTGATGCAATGCAAGTCGTCCACGTTAGCGGCGAGCGTTTGCGGTCTATGGAATCCCTAGTCGGCGCAATCGTTAAATCCAGTAATGAGCCTGATCGTAAAGTGCTTCCGGTGGCGCGCAATAAAGTCGCTGGCGAAACGCGTGCCGATATTAACCGCCGATCCGTCCAGACTAACATCGCAAGTACGTTAGGAGTTCCGGTAGGACAAATTCAGCACGGCGGTATTAATAGTGGCGACGTTGAAATGGTACTTTCTCAGTCCACAAAAAAGATTCAGAATCAAGGCACGGCCCTTGCTGTCAGTCTACAAAATCAGATGTTGACCGCTACGGAACGATCCAAGATAATGACTGACGTTCGTGACCAGTCTCGCGGCCTTATGCTGATGCAAAAGTACGGTGGCGAATCTGTAGAGCGTGCGCAGGAAGGGCCGCGAAGCATTACTATCGGCGAGCGCGCAGTATGGATTAACGTGAATAGCACCTTGCGCCCTGAAGAGACGGCACAGGCCATCAGCGATCAATTTTCAGATCAATTTTCGGACGTGGTTATCCAGGCCGCAAGCGGGATTAAATACTAATGACTCTTGACACTCGCATACTTCGCGTAATCCTTTCGATGCCGGGCGGCGACGTCACGCTGGATCAGTCCATTAACTTGAAAATTAAGATATCAAAAGCCGCGCTGGCGATTCAAAGCCGCGCCGCGATTGACGTAACGGGCATGTCCAAAAGCTTGCGCGAGCAATTGTTATCTCAATTCACGGCGTGGAATAAGCGCCTGGTTGACAGCGGTCGCGCAAGCCAGAAGTGGATTAACGTTAAAATTCAGGCCGGATATAAAACGACTCGCGGCGAACTGGTATCGACAGTATTTAAGGGGCAGGTGGTGCTATGCGAGCCTACCGCTGCGCCCCCTAATGTCGGAGTTAGAATTACGTGCTTTACCCGCCAGATCGACAAGACCGCTTTCGTATCCGAACCCGCCCCGGCATCTACGACTTTCTATAGATATGTCGAATACGCAGCTAAACAGATGGGCTTCGGCGCTAACTTCGTCTGCGAGACTTCGTTTAACGATGTTGTGATATCGAACCCGGCTCGCAGTATTTTGGTAGTCTCTGCGCTGCTTATCGATATCCAGTCGATGTATCGCCCGAACGTCGCGGCATTCGTTGATGATGACGTTTTGATCGTCAAAGATCGCAATCGAATCATTAATCCGTCCGAAGTCGCTAACGTGACTAAGTTCATAGGCATACCGACTTGGAATGAATGGGGTATAGAATTCCGCTGCATGTTCGATGGCTATATAAAGCTTGCGCAGGCCGTGGAAGTCACGTCACAATTAAACCCTAGTCTGGACGGGCGTTACGTTATTACTTCGCTTGAATATGATCTTACCAGCCGCGATATTCCTTTCTACGTTAAAGCAACAGGAAGCCCACCAGCAGCATGAGCGTTCAAACTAAAACATTTACCGTGTTCGGTCGCCAATACCGTTCGCGCCAGTTCGCGGCAGTGCGTGCGTTAGAGCTTATGGCGATGCCGGGTGATATTCCGCCTTGCATTATTCTGGGCAATACCGAAGCGATGATTATGGACGGCATGCGAGAGACTGGCGTATGGTGCCGACTTGATACAACAGAGGCAATCAATTTGCACGTTCGTGACGGAATCGGAAAGATGCCGCCGATTATGGTCATGCGCGCCATTACTGTATATTCCAGCGATCACACTTTCAAGTTCCTGAAAACATGGCGAGGCGTAAAAGTACCGTCACGTTTTCGCGGCGACTCCACGCCCGTCAATAGCGTTAGCGTGGATCCATTAATCGCGCAGCTATTGCAAGACGGTATAGCTACGCTGCGCGAATTGGAAGAGTATTATTCTCTTGAAGATGCATTTAAAATGTTTGATGTCGCCGTCGCCAAAGGCGTTAATCAAGCTTTGGCTAATGAAGACTCTATGAAGAAAAGCAAAGTATAATGGCATTTTACTAGGGCGTCGCATACGGATATAATACCGGGATTAATGGAGCGTATATGGCCGAAGAAAATCTAATCCCCCTTACATCTGCGACGCCAAACGACGATACAAGTCTTTTCGCGGCTCTGAGTTCGATGATGCGCCAGCATGATATTTCAATGGAAGGAATGCTTCCAGCCATAGTCGTGAATTACGACCGGGCGAAGAATGTCGCAACAGTAAAGCCGCTGATAACATGGGTGGGTCTTAATGATAAGCCGCGATCCCGTTTCGAACTTGCCGAAGTGCCAGCCCTGTCTATAGGTGCTGGCAATTTCCACATAAGCTTCCCTATTTCGACAGGCGACTTGGGCTGGATTCACGCGGCAGATCGTGATATGGCTCTGTTTATGCAGACGCTAAAAGAATCTCCACCCAATACTGGCACCATTCACAAATTTAGCTCTGGTATGTTCGTGCCTGACGTATTCAGAAATTACGTCATAAATGGCGAAGATTCAGGGGCCATGGTTATACAGTCCACTGATTCCAAGACGCGAATTTCAATTCGATCCGATAATATAAAGATCACAGCCCCTAGCAAAGTTCTTATTGATGTGCCTGAGACTGAAATGACGGGCAACGTTACTGTTGATAAAAATCTGATCGTAAAAGGAACTTCGTTGCTTACCGGAATGACTAACGTTAATGGCGGATTCAGCGCGACGGGCGGCGCTGGCGGTACGTCCTTGTGCGCTTTGCCGCAAACCACAACCGTCGCTGGGATTACCGTATCCACGCACGGCCACATACAGACCGGTCATGAAGCCGGTCAACGAACAGATGGAGGAATGGTTTAATGAGCGGTTATAATTACATCACGGATACCGGGGCAATATCGCCTGATACCGAAACAGTGCTGATGGAAGTCCAAAAAGAGTGGACTGATAACTTCGGAACGAGTCTGGATTTAGGATCGAGTACGCCGCAAGGAACTATGATTACGGCAGAGGTCATTGCACGTACTGGCGTAATCAAAAACAATTCGGAACTGGCCAATCAGATTAACCCTAATCTTGCATACGGTACGTTTTTGGATTCAATCGCCGCGTTGATGGGAATTACTCGCGGCAAGAATGCATCAACAGTAGCGCGTAACGTAACCTTCACCGGTAATAGCGCCACCAATATTCCGGCAGGATCGCGCTTGCAGACTACGGCTGGCGATATTTTCACGACCATCACGCCGATTACGATTCCAGTAAGTGGTACGGTGACGGCAGATATACGCTCTGTTGAATTCGGAGTGATTCCTATCGCCTCGCCTTCGCTTCGAATCATGGATGGAACCATCGGATGGGGTGGCGCTATGACTACTGGCGCGACGGTTATCGTGAATGGCACTCTTGCGCTGCAAGACCCACAACTTAAAACCGCACGCAACCAGCAGCTTGCTACTCAGGGCGTAGGATCGTCAGCCGCAATTCGCGCCGCAGTTATGAAGGTGGATAACGTTACGTCCTGTCAAGTAATCGAAAACAACACAGGCGCGGCAGGCGTTATTGCTGGGGTTAATTTCGTACTGCCGAATGCCATGTGGGTTTGCGTGGCTGGCGCACCGAATGCCGCAGCAGTCGCCGCAGCGCTGTACGAGGCGCACCACGGAGGATGCCCATGGGACTACGGAACGGCAAGCGGCACGCCCGTTAGCAGCCCTCTAGGCGTGCCGACTATCGATCCAGCAACGGGCGTTTCGTACTATACGAAGTGGACGATTCCGACCCTGTATGATTGCTACGTGAACATTACCGTAAAGCAATCCAGCAGCGTTGCGGCACCTGCCCCGGCGATCCAGCGCGCAATCATGAACTATGTAAGCGGATTAGAGGATGGTGAGCCGGGCCTAGTCGTCGGCGCAAGTGTATCGTCGTTCGAAATGGGCGGGGCCGTTGCGCGTCAGCTTCCTGGCCTGTACATCAAGGACGTTCGCGTGGCAGCAGTCCTTACCGGATCATCGCCGCCCGCATTCCCTGCCGGATATTCGGCTGAGGTCGTTCTGAAACCTTTTGAAATGGCAATTCTGCTAATCAATAACATCACCGTAACCGTCGCGCCATGACTATGACCCCTTACGTTATTGACGTGCAGCGAGCGATAAAATGGTTGCATAGTAACGCCCCGCATGTTACGAAAATCATCCAGGATAAGGCCGCATTTTATAATACGAACCAAAATATTTTCTGGGAAAACTGGAAGATATCCGTATTCGACTTGCGAACTGCCAACACGTTCGGCCTTATGGTCTGGTGTATTATTCTGGGCGTTCCGTCGCAACTATTCGGCCTTTATCCAGGCAACTTCTCGTGGGCATACGGCCCTAACCGTCAGAACTTCAAATACTCTGGAGGCGCAGTAGCAAACCCTAATACCGTAGGCGGTAACTTTTACGGTGGTGGTGATACTACTTTGTTGAGTATTCAAGAAGTCAGATGGGCTTTGCAATTGCGTTATGCAATGCTCATATCTAACGGCAGCGTCAAATATGTAAACAGAATGCTTGCGTATATATTCAACGAAGAAAAGCCTTGGGACTTCGCGGCTGGCAAGTATTTTTACTGTACGGATTCGACCGGGATAACCCCTGCCGGATCGTCAAGCCCTAATATAGTTGGTGCATTTAAGGTAGAATATCGGATTGGCCGCGCAATGAATTTCTCTGGCCAGTTTCTAAATCTTCTTAATAAGCCAGAGTACGGAATTGTGCCGCAATTCGGTGGAAGTAAGATAACTGTTATACAGGAGTAACAATGGCAAGCCCAAAATTAATTCTTAAGCCCTTCGCAAATGCGGGTGACTTGGTAGACGTTCCGCAATTAAGCCCTGCCGGTTTCGTCAACTTTACGAACGGTTACGGCCCGGACTATGAAATCAGTCTTGCATCAGGTAATCCCGCCGCAAAAGCCGTTGAGCGACGAGCGCAAAACTTTTTGTTTAACTTGTTGTCGGAAAACGTACAGCAATGGCAAAAATATTCTCGCCCGATCTGGTACAGCGATATGCCTGGTGGCTACGACATAAATTCAGAAGTCAGCTACGTTACAGGTGGCGTTGCGGTTCCATATCGCTCTATTGTCGCGGCGAATGTAACAAACCCTGCATCGTCGCCCACATCATGGGAGCCTGTGCGAACTTATGCCAATATCGTAAGTGCAATTCCAATGCCTTGGGGTGGGCTGTCAGGGCCTTCAGCAGCTATTATTCAAGCTGCAATCGACTTCAATGTTGTTGCTGATGGAACATTCGCTTTCCAATCAGATGCTATTTTGGCAGCAAGTTCTAATCAGCCGCCCACAATCGCCGCAGGAATGCTTGAAACAAAAACGTGGGCCACTAGTTCAGGCACTGTTAAGATTCAGAATTATCGAGGCTATGACGGAAGCATTAATTCCAGGTCACAAATAAACACATTGCCGTTTACTTCCTGGGCGACCGCTGCACCTCTGCAATCCCCGGCGTTCCAAGGATCGCCGACCGTTCCAACGGCTGCGAGATTCAACAACACTAATCAGGCTGCATCTACGTCCTATGTGATGGGATTGGGACTTAAGTACTATGGCGCTGGTTCGGCAGTGGCATCTGGAGCAACCGTAGCATTCACGAACGCAATGGCAGGATCGTGGATTCAGATGGCAAGCGCCACATCCACCCTTAACGTTCCCGCTATGGATGTTGCATTGCAGGGTATGGCGTTTTCAGTGACTGCGATTGCGGGCGGTACTATCAACTTTGCATCAGGCGTCGTGCTGTCCGACTCCAGCTCTACAGTAACCTCGTACTATCTATCAGCCGGAGAGACTGCAATTTTCGCCATAAGCACAGGCTCCGGCGCGTGGTATCAAACCAACAGCGGATCAACTCCATCAGCAGTAAAAGGAATGATCAAGGGTGGATTGTCTGGGTACACGAAAATTACCGCACTAACCGGAGCTATAGCAATATCTTCGACCGATATAGGCTCTTTAATCGTAGGTGCGAATGCGGACTTTTCTGTCATCATTCCAACGCCATCATCAATAGGTGCAAAATCTGGTGATGTCGTTACGTTCTCAAGCGTCAAGGGCTTACAAACCAAGACTACTATTACCATATCTCCTTCTGGCAGCTCCATCATCAGCTATCAAGGAGTGCTTTCAAACTTACAAATATTTAATGGTCAGCAAGCCGAGCTTGTTTCTGATGGAGCTAATACGTGGCAGGTGGGAATTTGCACTGCCAGAGTAAACGATAATTATGAGCTTAATCTCAAGGCCGCTATAAATGGCGATGCGTCCCAGAACTTTAATCTGGCCAGCATTAATGGCTCATTCCTTGGCGGAATGCAGAACAGAATAATAAATGGAGACATGCGAGTAAATCAAAGATTTATAGGATCGTCCACTACGGCCACAGGATATTGCCTGGATTACTGGAATTATGATCCGACTGTAGGTGGAAAATTCACCCTCGGACTAAACTACGGCGCATGGGCAACAGCATTAGGATTCCCAAATTATTTAGGTTTTGGATCGGTCGCGGCATACGTCGCACCTGCCAATGAGGGGTATCAGATTACGCAATCCATCGAAGGAAATAACTTGGCCGACATTCAGTATGGCACGGCAAGTGCTAAATCATGCACTTTGTCAGCCATGGTTCGATCAAGCATCGCGGGAACTCACTCTGGCGCAATTTTCAATTCCATTGCATCTATGTCCTTCCCTTTCACATTTAGCATACCAGTCGCAAACGTCTGGACTGCCATCACAGTAAACATTCCAGGCGATACGGCCAATGCTATTGGAGGCGGAACCTCAACAGGCCTCCGTATTCGGTTCAATCTCGGATCAGGATCAGGACTTTTGGCTGCGGCGGGTGCGTGGCGATCAGGAACGTTCATCGGCGTTACTGGGGCCGTATCCGTATTGGGATCGAATGGCACTTTCGGCCTTTCTGGAGTAAGTTTTAATGTTGGGCCTGCAATGCCATTTTCTCGCCGCGATATCGCCACGGAACTTTCTATGTGCCAGAGAAAGTATTGTAATTCGTTCCCTGAAAATATGGCGCCTTTCATCGCAGCGGACGCAACCGCACTTCTGGCAGGAGTGTCTTATTCTGACGGATGCGATTCTCTTGAAAACAACGGAAAGTTTATAATAAGATTCCCAGTTTCTATGGCCACCCCTCCTGTTGTGAGTCTTCGCGGCTACATCGGAAACGTTGCAGGATGGGCGTGCCAAGGAACGTCAGCAAATGGCACGCCTACGGCATTCCAGGGCGGGGTTGTAGCATCTGATACTTCCACCAAGAGATTCACCATAAGACCTTCAATAGCCGCTAGACAATATAATGTCCAGGGGCATTGGGAGGCAAGCGCGGAAACTGCTTAATAAACCATAAGGAAATCAAAATGAACTTGGCTAAAAACTTCAAACTCAAAGAGCTTACCGATTCGGCATGGGCTTCGGCCCATAAAGTACCTAACGTTCCTAGTGCCGAAGAGATTGCAAACCTGACCGCAACTGCGACGATGCTGCAAAAAATCCGAGACTTCCTCAGCGCGCATCGCGGCGCAGATACGCCAATGTACGATCTGTCCGGGTTCCGTTCGATCCCGGTAAATCGCGGCATCGGAAGCGCGGACAGCAGCCACCACGTAAAGGGCTATGCTTGCGACTTCAAGGCAAAGGGCCTGACTCCCTACGAAGTCTGCAACCTGCTTTTGCCGCACCTGGACGAATTCGGAATCGGACAGATCATCAACGAACTGACCTGGGTTCACGTCAGCACGAAGACGGTAGAGCGCGCAGTCAACCGCATCATCACAATCGACTCAAAAGGAACCCGCGTAGGAATCTTGCCGGTTCGCTAATCCGGCAGACGTTAAAAAGCCCCTGAAAAGGGGCTTTTCTTTTGCCCGGCGTCGGCCCTTACTGCGAAGGCGTCGCGGGGATAGGGGCAGGCGCTGCGAGGCGGGCCGCTGCGACGGTTACGGCATCTGCGGAGGGGGTAGGCTTGGGGCTGTCGTCCGACAGGTATACACCCCCGACCGTAACGACCCCGACGAGCGCCGCACGGGCAACCTTGCCGGATACGGTTTGGCCGATGATGGTGATGAGCAGGCCGGAAATTTCTTTTACCTGATCTGGATTTACGTTCTTGCGGCTGAAAGTCGCATTAAACCATTTACGCATTTTAATTACTCCCATTAAGTGTACGCGAAATTGCGTCGATTATTTTGCTGTCGCCTGGGCAGATATCCAACACGTTGCCGCAAGGGTGCCGACTATCGAACCCTGCCCGGCGCTCTGCAATGGCCGCGCAACCGGATAATAAAATGGCCAGCGCGGCAATCGCTATTTTACTACGGAAACTATTGTTACTCATAGGGTACTTTTTCGATAAAGCGGTTGCCCGTGGGATTGCTAAAGATTAATGTCTGGACGCGACCGTCCATAAGCATTATCTTGAACGACACCGACTTAGACGCCTCGATGCGCGCCGCCAACTCTTCCAGGTTTCCATCCGAAGATTCCATCACGATTGCGCCCGGATAATCCCAGTTGGAATTACGACCGACATAATATGATTTAAAATCAGAAGTGCCATCCTTCGAATCGAACCGGAAATTACCATGGCCAACGCCTGTATATTCTGTCATGAATTGGAAGTGCAGCCTTACGAATACGTCATACTTGCCGCCGCGAGTCGAGCGTATGCAAAGCATTTCGCGCTCTTCCAAGGGCATGGCATAGCCCGCAACGTTATTGATGATTTGTCGATCCGAGTACAAGCATTTAATGCTCATATCAGTTTTCGTGAAGTCGTCGCGCCACTGCGAAACCTCCCAGACGCCCTTCTTAAATCGGGCACGGTTCGACACGACTTTCGTGGACGTTTCGGCAGCTGGCTTGCTGGCAAGCGCGGCAATATCATCCGGCTTGACGTTAGGCGTCTCACGGTTCAAAGTCTTTGTGGACGCCATTTTTTCGAAGGCAATCGCAGCCTCGGCTTTTGACGAGCGTTCAACGTCAATTCCAGCAGCCGTTACGCCGCCTATCATCAACAGGAAAAATACGGTGGTGAATACGCCACCCTTGCCGGGTTTTTTGAAAGACATCTTATGCTCCTTGGATTGGATTTTGTTTGTGGTGTACTTCGAAAATTCCATCTGCGCGGCAAGTCCAGCCGTCAGCCTCAAAATGCTCGGCCAACCAGCGATTTCTGAACGATGCTACGATTGCGCGGACTGCCAACAGGGAAAGCCCGAAGTCTTCGAAGTGCAAGAGTGACAGCGAAAGATTGATGGCCAAAAGATCGATAAGCAGTAATGCAGGTATTGCCACCAGCCAATGCCCGCGATAAAAGCTTGGGATAGAGCCAAAGAAAAGCGTAGTCACACTAAAGCCTGTAGGGATAGTTCGCGTGGCTCCGTTACGTCGATATGTTATGGTACTCATAATTACTCCAAAAAGGTTAATTGTTCGAAAGGCATATCGGGCCAAGTGAATGCGCCCTTCTTTGCATTTTCAAGCCAATGTATAACTCGCAGATTCCACGATACATGCAGTCCGCAGACTCGATCATTTATTTTGGGCACGATATGATCGACAACGTATAATTCCCCATGCAAAATAGTTAGGCGCTTCGCCTCCTTATACAGCGCGGCGATTGCCTGCATATCGGCCCACGGAGGCGTCGCCCGCTTCGTCTGCGCACGGTGTATTATGCCCTCTTTCCCTTTCGGGCGCACTAGCGGGCGAATCTTATTTATGACGAATAGCGGCCCGGCATGCCATCCGTCGTCCTCTATCTCAAGCTGCATTTGCTGCGCTCCATTCTTCATCATAAAAATCTTTATCGCCAGGGACTCGCGGCGTTCCGTCCTTGCGAAACCAGCACGCCTTGCTGCCTTTTCTGTGCATAGCCCCGGACATAATACCTGCCCATTTGTACCCGATGCACATGCAGCCTAGCGCCCTGGTATTGCGCTCTTGCATCCATTTGTCTATCCGAAACCGGGACTTGCCGCACGCCCTGCACTTTCGCGGCCTTATGTATTCATCTGGGCGCATGCGTAGAACTTGCCGCGCCTGACAATCCATGCATCTTACGTGAAAACGTGACATAAAAATCTCCTACTGAATCTATATTATCGCTCTTTATACACTGAAAGTAAATGCCATTTACACTCTGGACGTTAAAACGCCCACTAAATAAAGCCCTCGTAAGGTGCCTGAATAGTGGGCGTTTTAGAACATTGCAGAATCGTTTTCGAATCCTGCGCCGGGCGGTTACAGGTCGGAAGGATCACGGAAACCGGCGTATAAACCGTGGCGCGGGACATCCTTCATACCGTGCTTAAAGTACTTGAAGCGAAGCAGTTCGTTAAGGTCAGAAAATCGCATAACCCAGCGCTTTCGGCGCTCGTCATGCGACATCGAGCCGCATGACACGTTGAATGGCTTATCGTACTCTGGTGATTCAACGATATAAGACCCCAACATGCCGGATGGATAAAGACCTTCCGCTTTTTCGCTGCGCTTCGTGCGGCCCAGTTCGTCCTTGAACGCAGGATTGTCGTTATGCATCAACTCCACGAACCCGATTACGGTTCCTTCGCCGTGCGAGAAGCGTTTAACCTTCAGCAGTTCGGCGGACTTCAGCGTGGAGCGACCGAACTTGTAGACGCCATTCTTACTGCGCAGCATTACGCCTTCCAGGCCCAGGCCTAGCTGTTCGCCTTCGAATTCTTCAAGGTCTTCGTCGCTGTTGAGCGGAACGTGCGGCATCACCAGCAGACGGTCGCGCAGGTGCCGCGCCTGGGGATCGTCTCGGATGCGGTCTACCCGCTCGATAGTTGCGGCTAGGCGATCCTCATACGGCATCAGAGGGTGTGTGTAGTCATCGAAAATAATCCACTTAAAATCCGGTTCACCTTCAACGCGCTTAAAGCCGGAAGACGTACCCTGGAACACGTTGGGGTCGTTCATATCTCCGACGATACCCTCGCCGTCCAGCCCTGCCAAAAGAGGGTGCGACAGTTCGCGGGTAACGAAGATATTGCCAGGCGATTTGTTGCTGCGCGTCAGGGCGTGACCGGCGTTATTGTGGATGCGATAGCCGTCTATTTTACCGGAACCCAGCTTATCGCGGATAGGCACGGAGGGATCGTAATCGACTGCCAGCAGGACGGATTTAATAGTGCTCATATTCTTTGTCTTTCTATGGAAGTGCCGCGAACCGGACGACTCGCGGCAGGATGGTTAATCGGGGTTTGCTGCGCGCTGCTGATCGAGCGCTTCGATTTCGGCCATTGCGCGGGCGTAGTTTTCGTCTGTGGACTTGATGAAGGTTCCGTTGTACATCACGCCCATGCGGTCTTTGATTTCTTCGTATGCCGCCATAACGCATTCGTAGCGGGCGAAACCGAATTCATTTTCCAGGCGCTGCAAGCAGTCCAGGACGGTTCGGATTTGAACACGCGCATCGATCAGGTTATTTTTCAGAAGAGAGTCGGACAGATTTCCGATTGCCACTTGCGTGCCGATAACTTTGTAAGTCGCGGCCAGATACTTGAAGTCGCTTGGAGGGTTTGGTGAGATGGTTTCGATGTTGACGCCGATTTGCGCGGCGATGATCGTCAGCACCACGATGGAATCGCCGATACCGTCTTTCATATCGATATAGCGCTTGTCTTCGTCCTGACCGCACTTACCCATAAACGCCAGCGCGAATTCGCCGAACTCGCTGGACAGCTTCAGGGCTTGATCTTTGGCAGTGCAGCCGTCAATCAGGTTGCGGGCGATTGCCCATTCGCGGATAGCGGCGTAGATATTGTTGTTGCCCATTTGCTTGCTCATAATTCACTTTCGTTAGGTTAAAAAATAGGACGCCGAAGCGCCCTACTGGTTACTTATTTGCCGAAGCGCTTAGAAGCCTTCAGCCTCTTGCGGGCGCGGCGCGGCAGCATTGCCGGTCTGCGCTTGCTCGCTGCGGGAGTGATCCGCTTTGATCTCGCCGCCAGATACCGACTTGTGGAACGACTTCGATTCGTTGAACAGTTCGGCGTCAGCGATCAGGTCGCCCATTGCGAACGAAATACCGCTCCAGGAGCCTTTATCGTTCGACATTGCAGTAGTCGTTACCTTCACCTTGCTGGCGAAGGTCGGAGGCGTTTTCTTCACGCCGCCGTGCATGACTTTGCGTTCTTGCAACGAAGTCATCAGCATCTTGCTGGCCTTCGTCAGCGTGCCCGAAATAGGGAAGATGGCGCGGCTGGTATCGCCCGTGTCGGGATCGATAATCACGACGAAGTGGGAGCGCGTGTCCGAGAAATAATCGCTTTTCTTCTCATTCACCGAACCATCCGGCAGCGGCAGGAAGTACTTACCATCCTGGACTGCGATGGTGCCTTTTGCGATCATCGCGTCCACTTCTTCCGGCGTATGCTCGCCCTTGAAGCCGCCGCCAGCCTCGTTAGCGCCCCATTGGATATAGGTGCGTTTGTATGCGCATGGAACCAGTTCCAGGCCGATCTTGCCATCGTACAGCTTGCGGGTTACGGTGTTCAGGAACATACCGGCCTTTGCGCCTTCGATGTAGGTGGCATGGTCGGGGTCAACCAACGGCGACATTTTTTGCAGCACTTGCAGGAACGGTATGGCGAACGAGTCTTTATCGGTGCCTTCGAAACCGGCCATACCCATGTCTTCGTCACCCAGGAAGTCCATGGCCATCACGACGTTGCCGCCCGATTGCACGAGGGCTACAGCTGCTGCTGCGATGGTAGGGTCAACTACTGCGTTTTTGGTGGTCGTCATTTTGTGATGCCTTTCTAGTGGTTTTAAGTGCCTTGCGGCTTAGGTGCTGCTATCGGTATTTTACTGCAAACTTTACTTTTTGGATGGCTTCTTTTTCGGCGGGGCTTTGATGACCGCTGCCGTAAATTTATGAACACCAAACAATTCCTGCGGCAAGTCTTTACCAGCTTCCAGGCGCTCTTTTACGAACGACTTAAGCGTGGCCGGATGCACGCCGCGATCCAGCGAGCAAGCATAGCCTGCCTTTTCCATTTCGGCGCGGGCCAGAACTGCTTTTGCATATTCGCCCTTGCCGAATTCGGAAAGTAACTTCGTTTTGATGATGCCGTCGCACTGTTCATCCTCCAGCCATTTAAACGCCGCCGGTTTATTGGCCTCGCTGATGCTGGCGTTGATGCTTTCCTTTTGCGAAATGACGTGGCCTGATTCCATTTTGAATTCTGCCAACTGCAATTCCTTCAAAATGTCAGGAATCTGGTAGCGCAGAATCTTTTGCAGGCGAGCATTTTTTTCTTCCAGCGCGACGGAATCTACCAGCAATTCCGCTTCCAGTTCCAGCGCTGCGAGGGCCAGATTAGTAACGCGCTCCAGCGTCGCCGGTTCAGCCTGCACTGCGCCAGAGCCGTCCGCATCGCCGAAGAAGTCGAGGGGCGGCGCGTCGTCGCCGGGCAGGGTTAAGATATCGTCGGCCATTCTGGTGCAATCTCCATATTGAAATAGACTTGAGTTTTCCTGTCCCATTTGAGCAGGTTCATTTTATTCACTTGGCGCAAAATCACGCCGCTGCAAATTGCGATTACTGCCGGGTCGCCGACTGCGAGGAAATAATCGCCTTCTTTGAAGTCCGCCAGAGCCGCGCAGATTTGCGGCGTAATAAGACACAAGTAAGCTGTATCCTCACCAGCGGAAAGAATCGGGGTCAACTGGCCAAACATAGCGGCAGCGCTGAAGTCAAACGCTGGAACCATATCGTGTTTGAGGTGGTCGTAACGATGTACGATTTGA